AGCTGCTCGTTATGCTGGATACGGATACATTTGTTCCGACGAAGCCGAAAATCAAACAGGTCTACGACCAAAGCTCCAGGAAGTGGCGTGAAATCAAAGTCGTTCCGTTCTTCCCTGACGCCTGTGTTCATTGGCTGTGCGTCCGGGCGATGAAACCCGTACTGATGCGTGGCATGCACCATTGGTCGTGTGCCAGTATTCCGGGCAGAGGCGGCGCAAGAGCCGTGAGACAAATCGGGCGTATGGTACAGCGCCGCACGAAGAGCAGTAAATACGCCGCTCAGTGTGATGTGCGGAAGTTCTATGACAGCATCCCGCCGGATGGTGTAAGAAAGGCTCTGGAACACAAGATCAAAGACCGACGCTTCGTTCGGCTTGTGATGAGCATCATTCAGGATGGCCTCGCAATCGGCTACTACATCTGCCAATGGCTTGCCAACGTCTACCTGGAAGGTCTGGACCGGGTGCTTTGCAGGCAGAAGGGTGTGACCTGTGAGGTGCGATACATGGACAACGTAACGTTGTTCTCCCGCAGTAAGAGGGCCTTGCATAAGGCGCTGAAAGCGGCAAGCTCTTATCTCAGGACGATAGGGCTTTCCCTCAAGGGAGACTGGGCCGTATTCCCTGTGTCGAAGCGGGCTGTCGATGCCATTGGGTACCGTTTCAGCCGAACGTGCATTATCCTACGCAAGCGCCCTTGCCTGCGGCTTATGCGGCAGTGTCGGCGGGCAGTGAAACGCAAGAAACGCGGCGGTGTTGCTGTGAAAATGGCACAGGCACTTATGGCTCGAATTGGCCGGTTGAAAATGTGCGCAAAGAAGAAACTAACAGACCGCTACATTCGGCCTGTTGGAATGAAATACTTGACAGGAGTGATTCGACGTGCGAGTACACGGAGACGTAAAGCCGCCCGAATGGACGGCAGAAAGCTGCCCGAACAAGCCGGGCACGGCGCTGGTGCGCTTTTGCCTGAACCCGGTTGAGGAAACGGCAGACGAACGGACCGGCTGGGTCTACGATGAATTTACCGTAGAGGTCCCTGACGGTGAAGATCTGCAAGAGCGCGTAGCTGAACAGTTCGACGACCTGCTGCGGCAGGCTGTTGGTGCTGGGGCGTCCCTGGATGATATGCGGGACCAGCGCATTGCGGAGACCAAGGCCGCCCTCGCTGAGTGGCTTGTTGAGAATCCACTGACCTGGACAGACGGCCACCAGTACGCGGTAACGCAGGAGAAGCAGTCTCAGTTGACATCCACTTTGGCCGTACAGCAGGTAGCTCTAGCTTCTGGCGTTGACCGGAAGCTTCGGTGGAATACTACCGGAGATGAATGTACGGAATGGACTTATGAAGGATTGTGCGCCTTGGCTCTGGCAATCTCTGATTACGTCGAGCCGAGAGTTTCTATCCAACAGGCCGCTGAGGTAGCTATCCGCGATGCGAAAACTGCAAAGGGGGTCCTCACCGTTGTCTGGGACTACGATATGCCGGTGGCATAATATCGCCCTGCATTGTGTGTTCGGCCTGATTGCTGGCTGCATCTATCTGCTGATCGAACTGGCATGGCGCGGGCACACCCACTGGACGATGCTGCCCTTGGCGGCGGTGATCTTCGTCTGTGCTGGGCTGCTGGACGAACGGCCCAAGCCGCCGCCCCTGTGGTTGCAGGTGGTAATTGGTACCGCCATTGCCACGGCACTGGAGCTGGCCGCAGGGCTGATTCTCAATGTGTGGCTTGGCCTTTGCATTTGGGACTACTCCCACCTGCCGGGGAATTTCCTGGGGCAGATATGCCCGCAGTTCACGGCTGCCTGGGCGGTCCTGATGATCGTTTCAATCAATCTGGAAAATTTCATGCACAGAATTGCTGACCGGCTGACCGCCGGGAAGAGATAAAGGCCGCCTGAGTCAAGGCGGCTATTTCCGTATCCTTTTGAGGGAGGGGAAACGAATGAACTTACACAAGCAGTTGCTCACGAAAAACGAGTGTTACACTAGGGGCGTATCCATAACGCCTATCGGTGTGATGGTCCACTCGACCGGGGCGAACAACCCCAACCTGAAACGCTACGTCCAGCCGGACGATGGTCTGCTGGGCACCAACAACGCCGGGAACCATTTCAACCAGTTCCGCCCTGGTGGACGCAAGGTCTGTGTCCATGCGTTCATTGGGAAACTGGCCGATGGTACTATTGCCACCTATCAGACGTTGCCCTGGGCCATGCGAGGCTGGCACAGCGGCACTGGCTCCAAGGGCAGCGCCAACAACATGGGGTACATCGGGTTCGAGATTTGCGAGGACGGCCTGACCGACCCCGCGTATTTCAAGAAAGTCTACCGGGAGGCGGTGGAGCTGACCGCCTACCTCTGCAAGCTGTACAAACTGGACCCAAAGAAGGACGGCGTTATCATCTGCCACAGCGAGGGGCACAAGCGCGGCATTGCATCCAACCACGAGGACGTAATGCACTGGTTCCCCAAGCACGGGAAAAGCATGGACACGTTCCGGGCGGATGTGGTGAAGGAAATGAGCATCAACGACAGAGAGAAAGAAGAGGGTGACGACATGGACATCAAGAAGTTTCTCAAACAGCTGACGCCTGAGATGTGTTACAGCATCATGGCCGAAGCCATGGCCTATGCAGCCAAGCAATCAGAACCCGAATGGAGCCAGAAGGAAGGACACTGGGCCGAGGCCACGAAAAAGGGCCTTGTGAACGGTTCCGCCCCGGAGGGCTACGTCAAACGGGACGAGCTGGCCGCTGTGTTGGGCCGTGGGGGGCTGCTGTGAGTGCATGGCTGGCTGAGTATGGCGGCAAGCTGATCGGCGGCCTGGTGACCCTGCTGGCCTCTTCCGTTGTGGTCGAGATCGTACCCATCAAAATCTGTCCTTGGACTGCGTTTTTTCGATGGGTAGGGAAGAAGATCAATGGGGACGTTCGGGAGAAACTGGACGAAATCTCGAACGACCTCTCCACTCATATCCACGAGGATAACCAGCGCAACGCCAAACGCGCACGAGTGAGAATCCTACGCTTCGCTGACGAGATACTCCAGGGAGAACTCCACTCGCGGGAGCATTTCGACGAGATCCTGGAGGACATCACGGAGTACAACCGCTATTGTTCGCGGCATCCTGAGTTCCCGAACGATAAAGCGACTCTCTCCATCGCCCATATCGAGAGAACCTACCGCACGAGGATGGAGAAAAACGACTTTCTGTGAGAAAGGGGGTGGAATCCATGAACCTGACAAACAAATCATGGTGGAGGGCCGCAGCTATCCGCGCGACCAAAACCGTAGCGCAGACAGCTATCGGCTGTATCGGTGCAGCTGCCGCTCTGGGAGACGTCAACTGGCCTATGGTGGTTTCGGCTGCTGTCCTTTCCGGCATCGTATCCGTGTTGACCAGCGTAGCCGGTCTGCCGGAGGTCGATACGAACACTGAGGCATAACACTGGGGAATCTGAGCCACGAAAGGGGGTGGACGCATGGCAAACGCTGAGACCACAATCATGTCCGGGGCGCTGGAGGACGACAAGGGCCGGAGACTGCTGCCGGAAACCACAGCCGCGCAGGTAATCCATACCGACGGCGAATCCAGCGAGACTAAATTCAAGCGGCAGGCAGGCAGCGCGAATATGTCCGCGACGCTGGCCGCCTCTGCCGCCAAGACGGTGGTGGACCTGTCGGCCTACATAACGAATCGGTCAAAGACGTCCTATCGGCTGGAAATCCTGGCATCTACGGCAGACGGCGAGTCTCCGGTTGCTACCGTAATCGCGGAGCTTATCGGGGACTATGCCGTATTCTACCGGCAGGGCGTCTCTGTTGCGAAGGAAATCACGATCACGTATCGCCTTGTATCAATGCCCCTGGCTTGATGGGGCAGCAAGGCCCGCATGAAAGGTTAAGAGGTTTGTACTATGAGCACTACGAATTTCTCCCCTGAGATCGACGACAACACCTTGTATCACAAGGGCGACATTGAGGCGAGCACCGCCCAGCTGATCGACGACGCACTGGCAGCCGCAAACGCGGCGCTGCCTAAAGCAGCTCAACTCGCTGTCTCAGACATGGACGAGCTTCGGACCACGGGCTTTTTCCATGGCTATGGGACGCTCAACGCCCCTGAATCCGGCTTCATGTATTTCCTGGTCATTGCCTACCCGGACGGCTACAACTACTGGGTGAAGCAGCTGGCGTTCAGTTTCACGGACAGTAAGACCTATATCCGCACCATGGCAAACGGCATCTGGAGTGCCTGGGAGCCGATTCAGACCGGCACCAGGCTGGAGGATAAGGTCGGGGACCTGGCAGGGCTTGGCACCGTGGACAAGACCAACGCAGTGGCCGCCATCAACGAGCTGGTGGCTGCCCTTGACGTAGTACGCAGCGAGGTTGCTATTGCTGGAGCGCTGGCCGCTGCTGCTGCACCAGCCAACCACAACCACGACGGCGTGTATGCTCCCACCACGCACTCCCACCCCCAGTATTTGACCTCTGTTCCCCAGTACAACAGTAACACCGGCGAGAACACCTACGTCTGCGGCCCGAACCGGACCCACAAGACGCTCCAGGCGTTGGTCGATAGCCTGCCGAAGTTCAGCATCGGCCCCCGCCGCCTCCAGGTGGATGCTGGGGACTACGCCGAGAAGGTGGTGCTGAGAGGCTTCCATGGTGGCCCTATCACCATCGAAACCAGCGGCGCATATAGCGGGCGGGCGAATTTCCTGGGCATCCTGATGGAGGATTGCACAGCCACCATCAACGTGTCCAACGTAAACGTCGGGCCTGCTGGCGGGCAGAATCCTTCCCATGGTGTTTACCCCACCCGTTGCGGTATCGTGCGGGTGGAGAATTGCAACATCCAGACCGTGGCCTTTGGCGTCTACGCTGTCCGTACTGATAAGATCATCGTTCGCAATGTTACTGTCAGCCACATCGGCGGGAACCTGTCCGCAGCCGTTGGCATGGCCGAGTCCGAGGGAACCTTTGTCGCCCTGGACGGCCTGACCGTCAACGGCGGCTATGGTGCTACGGCAATCCAGGCGCAAAACGCCGTTGTCGTGGGCAAGCGCCCCACCATGAACAGCGTGGACGTGGAGCTGAACTCCAACGCAGGCGGCGTCTATTACAATGTGATCTAACTGAATACCACCGAACGAAGAGAGGGCTGCCCCATGTGGGTAGCCCTCTTTTTTTGTGCCATTCTTTCCAATATATGCACTTTTAACAACGCAAACATTATGGATTTGTGCATTTAGTCGATTTGTTCTTTTTGGTGTAAAAACTATTGCATATTCTGTTCTGTCGTTGTATTATAGCACCAGAAGGAACAAATCAGATACAAAAGAGAACAAACAGGAGGAAACAGAAATGAGACTTTACATTGAAGGACGCCGCAATGGCTACAGCCCAGATCAATGCGGGCACACGATGACGGTCCAGGAATTGATCGAATACCTGGAACAGTTCGACGAAGACACCGAAATCTTCTTAAAGAGCGACGGCGGATACACCTATGGCAACATCGATGAAACCAGCTTTGAGGAAAGCGACGAAGAAGACGCAGAGTGACAGGGGCCCGGCCCCTGGTAATGCGGGACCCGAAAGGGTGCGGTCACAACCCCGCCAAACGATAGGAGGAACTACCATGAAGAAATACAGCGCAGTCGTGAAAGACGGGAACCGGATCGTTCTTATCCGCGACCAGGAATACCCCACCAAGGCCGAGTTTATCCGTGATCTTCGCGGCAACGGCTACCGGGTCAACCCCAAGAAGGTCAAGCCCTCTGATGTGTTCGACTACATCATGGACCACACCGACTGCAACCCCTGGGACTGGGACCTCAAGAAGGTCCCCGAAGAGTCCATTGCAGCCCAGGAAGATGAGGTCGAAGAGACCACCAAGGAGGCAGACACCATGACGAGACGAATTAAGTTCGCACACATTACGATGCAGGGCGGCCTGGAGGCTGTACTGTCCACCGTAGAGCTGGAGCCTGGGCTGTACGAGACCATGCTGGCATCCCCCGATTTTGATACGGAGTACGCGCAGCTTCGCTCGACAAACGAGGGCACGGCTATCTCGGACTTCAACTTCCTGCGAAAGAAGTTCCACGTCGAGCCTCTGACCGGCAAGTACGCTGATCTGGCAAAGGACCTGGAGGCAGCCGTAGCCTACGGGCTGGAGGTTGCGGCCAACGTGGAGGACGGCGGCACCTGTAATATGGACGCCGTTGCCCTGGACCTTCGCGGCTGGAGGCGCGACAAGGTGGAGCAAGCGGCCAAGGCCGCCGGAGTTGGCTGTTCCACCTGGACCCTGTTCGGCCACAAGCGGTATGTGTTCACGGTCCACAGCGGCGGCCAGGCGAACCGCAGGACGGCAGCAGCCGAAGCCATGCGAGAGGCCCTGAAACTCTCCGGCTATGATGCCGGGATGTATTACCAAATGGATTGACAAACCGAAACGGAGGAATTGACATGAGATACTACGAGATCAACGAGGATATGGCCCGCCGTGCCAAGGAAATGATGAGCTTTTCCGATTACATACCTGGAAGCAAGACCGCTGAGTACAAGCGGATGGTCGATGAGGCTGTCGAGCTGGGGGAGCGCGAGAAGAAGCGCGTAGACCCCATGTATCATGAGAAGATCGACCAGCTGGTGGACAGCTATTCCCGCCGGTTGGCTGACAACCTCAACGACGCAAGTCGAATCGGAACTATGTGCCCGTCCGTGATGATCTCCGGCGGCTCCAACTTCCCGGTCCGCAAGAAGGAAAAGCAGAACGCCGCCAGCGACCGCAACATGCAGGAGTACATGGAAATTCAGGGCATCCTGGACAAGATTAAAAGCGTGGGCAAGGGCGGCATAAGCTCTGACGATCCCCAGGCTATTGAGAAGCTACAGGCCAAGCTGGACAAGCTGGTAAAGCGCCAGGAAATGATGAAAGCGGCCAACGCAGCCATCCGCATGAAGGACCCTGAGAAGGGCAATGCAAAGCTGGCTGAGATGGGCTATACCCCGGATGAGATCAAACAGCTCCGTGAACCTGATTTCTGCGGGCGAGTTGGCTACCCTTCCTATCTGCTGTCGAATAACAACGCGAATATCAAGCGTATCCGCGACAGAATCACCTCCCTTGAGAAGAAGAAGACCGAACCCACGTCGGAAGGATGGGACTTCGATGGCGGCTCCGTAATCGCAAACACCGAGGCAAACCGGCTCCAAATCCTCTTTGACGAAAAGCCCGACGAGGCCACCCGTGCCACGCTGAAGCAGAACGGCTTCCGCTGGTCCCCCAGCAACAAAGCATGGCAACGCCAGCTTACCCCCAACGCAGAAAGCGCCGCCCGCAAACTCTTCGGCTCCAAGTAATCGCCACAACCATACGCCTGTCCTACCTGGGCCAACGGGGAGAAAGGAACCATTATGAATGCAGTACAGAGAATCAAGGCGCGGCACAGCGAGGCCGCGCAAGCTGATATGGACGCCCTGCTGGATGCCCTGCGCCCCGCCATGGAGCGGAACGTACAGCGCCGCAGGGAGGTGGAAGCCCGCAAGGCCGAAACTGCCCTACGTAAGCGGGTAGAGGAAGAATCCCGCAAAGCCCTGCTGAACATGGCCTTGTACCGGGCCGGTATCCCGTTCCAGGTGATGTGATGGGCGCTGTGTATCGCCTCTGTCGCCGCTGCGGGGAGCGGTGGAACGTGAGCTGCATCTACCCCGGAGAAAAGATTTACATCTGCCCCATCTGCGCCTATAAGGCCAGGCAGGCAGGGAGAAAGGAGCGAACAGCATGAAGATTCCTGACGAGATGAACGTGTGGGAGGGCTTCGGTGTATATCTTTGCGATTCTGCAATATACGAGGCCATGGCCGAGGAGTGCTCCGAATTAACTCATGCAGCCCTCAAAATGGCCCGTGTCCTGCGAGGGGAGAACCCCACACCTGTTTCTGAGGCGGAAGCCATGGAGATGGTGGTTGAAGAGCTTACCGACGTAATCTCATGTGTCATTGCCCTTGGGCTGAATGTGGACCCTGAGCAGGCCATTGCGAAATTTGAGCGGATGCAACGACGTTGCTACGAGAGGAGTCCGTGGGCGAAATGGGACTGAGAGTAAACGGTGTCCGCATCCAGACGGAGGGGCACAGGCCGTGGCTAAACGCTGCTACGCCGGAAGACACAGAACCCAGAAGCGCATACCTACTCCACAAGGACAGGCCGGAAGTGGTGGCTGCCTGCCTGAACTGCCAAGCGGAAACCTGCAAAACCGGCCACTGCGCCAAGCTTCAACGCATGGGAGTCGGCAAGACCTCCAGAGGCACCAGGGAGATGGTCAAAATCCCGATGCCGAAGGGATTCAAGAGGGCTTTTAAGGGAAAGACCCTGCAAGCCCTGGCGAAGCGCTACGGGGTTAGCGTAAATACTGTGATCCGCTGGAGGGACGAAGCTGGCCTGACCTCAGTACAAGGGCCAAAGAAGGGGGTGAAGTGATGCCCAAGCAAAGCACTCCCACGCCCGACAAGCGGACGCAGGGCCGCCCATACTACGTTGGCATTGCCCTGGATGCGGAAGAGTTCGAGTTCATCCTGAACATCACAGCAAAGTTGGGAATGAACCGAGCGCAATACATACGCTATCTTCTCCATCGCGAGAAGGAAAACGAATTACTTAACGAAGTCGGCCTTGGCTATTTCGTGTGATCTATCAGGAGGTACCCCAATGAAAGAGAAAAAGAACCCACCCCAGAAGAAAGCTGCCCATGCCACCGTCAAGGTGAGCAAGAAGAACCCCACCACCAACTATCCCCGCGACAGCCATAGAGCGTTCTGCAATCGCTGTTTTTATGGCAACAACCGCCGCTGCCCTATTACCGGGCGCAACAGCACCAAGCGGTGTAGACTGTGAGGGCGGCATGGAGTTCAAACGAATCAGCAAGCGCGATTATTACCTGTTCATAGCCCGCGCTGTTGCCCGCCGTAGCACCTGCATCCGTCGCCACTATGGCGCTGTGATTGTCAAGGACGACAGGATCATTGCTACCGGCTACAACGGTGCGGCCAGAGGCGAACCGAACTGCTGTGATGTAGGGGAGTGCTGGAGAGCTGCCCACAACATCCCCCATGGGGAACAGTACGAGAAGTGCGTGGCAGTCCACGCCGAGGACAATGCCATTTCCCAGGCTGGCCGGGAGGCCCTGGGCGCGACCCTCTACCTGTGGGGAGAAGATGCCCAAGGAAACGAGATCCCCGCCGCCCCCTGCATGATGTGTGCCCGGAAGATCAAGAACGCCGGGATTGTGGAGGTCGTAAGCTATGGACATTAGAAAGCTGTCCGAGCCTGAACTGAAAGCGCTGGCCCTGCGCAAGAACGCGCAGGGCTGCGCCACAGCTGCCGCGCTCAAGGCCCAGGCTATTCTCTATGAGCGCCTGCACTGGCCTAGCTATAACGAGCTGCTGTCCAGGGGGCTGGATCGCGATGGGAACCACTACACCAAGAAGGGAGAATCAGAAAGATGAAAGACCTGACCTACCTAGAGAAGTATAGGGACACGCAAACCGAGCGAGACTACTACCACCGCCGGGGCGATTCCGGCAATGGTGCTTTCAAAGTGTACATCAACGGCAGGTCGTTTTTCTGCATCGCCAGCAATGGTGGAGGGTGGGAGCACGTCAGCGTGAGTCCCTGCAACCGCAAGCGGGCAACACCGCCCACCTGGGCGGAAATGTGCGAGATCAAGCACATGTTTTTCGAGGACGAGGAGGCCGTGGTACAGTTCCATCCGCCCCGCAGCGAGTATGTGAACATCCATCCGTACTGCTTGCACCTCTGGCGGCCAACGTCGCAGGAAATGCCCAGGCCGCCCAAAAAATTTGTGTGAAGGGAGGGCTGACAGATGAGATGCGAAAAATGTGGCCGCGAGTTTGAGGAGCTCGATGTTAACACGTTCGCACGAGATGGAAGTGACTACAAAGCCCGGTGCGAGGTTGGCGTTTACGCAAACGAAGCTGTAGCAGTCGAAACCACTCAAAATTGGTGCGGCTACGAGCTGACGGAGGAAGAAATGATCGACACAATCACCTGCCCACACTGTGGGAAGTTTCCGTTTGAGAGCACGGAAATCTACGTCTACGACATCGTGCGGGTGGTGATGTTCAGAAAGGTGGATAAAACCGCCGAAGATTTTTTGTGTGATATGGGGGTGAAATGATGCGACTTGTCGATGCTGATACAGCCAACATCTGGCTTAATGCGGAAGCGTGTGAGCAAATCAAGCGCATGCCTACCGTGGACGCAGAACCTGTGCGGCAGGGGGAATGGTGTTGGGTGCACAAACTAAAAGGGGGGTTTGAGCATTACACAGGGCGAGAGGCGAATCCGGGAACGGAATATCCGGAGACATACACCATAAGACGGGATGAACGCAGAGAAGTTGATGAACCGTACTGTCCGTTTTGTAAGAAGCTGAACGAATCTGTTTGGTTGAATTTTTGCCCAAACTGTGGCGCAAAGATGGGGGTATCAGATGACTGAACTAAAACCATGCCCATTCTGTGGTGGGACCGGGGAGCGGTGGAACGTTGTTTCGACCAGTAAGAAGCGCCCCTTGTCGTGGGTGAAATGCAAGCTGTGCGGCGCTACTACGGCGTCTTACGGCACAGAAGAACAGGCGGTAAACGCCTGGAATAGGAGGACGCATGACAAGAGCTGAACAATGGCGGCCAATCCCTGGCTTCGGTGGCTGGTACGAGTTGTCCAGGCACGGAGAAATCCGTTCCTGGTGTGTTACTGGCCCTAGAAAAAAGCGCCGGGACGAGCCTCTGATCCTGCGGCCATTTATGGCCCTGCACAAACGGACGCCAGAGCTGCAAATCACGCTTATGCGCAAGACGTATAGCGTGAAAATCTTAATGCGAGACATTTGGATGGCTGGCCCAAAACCTGGTATGCGAGTAACTTTCATTGATGGGGACCGCACAAACTGTGCTTTACACAATCTGCGATATAGCCCCGTCGAAGAGGTCCGCACAAACCCACAGAACAGATGCCCCATTGCGAAATGCAAGCCGTGGGGGACTGTTATCGCCTATTACCGCAGCATGGCCGAAGCTGCCGAGAAAAACCACATCTCCCGCAGTGGGATGCAGAAACGAATAAACAACGAAACCCTGGCCGATGGTGTGATCTTCCGCCGGGCCAGCGAATTGGAGGGTAAATGATGAAAGATCGTGTACATAAGATGCTGGAAGCCCTGAACGCTTGCTCTGGCCGTTCCTGTGGCCTCTGCCCCTACACCAGCCCCCGAACAAGCGCCTGTGAAAGGATGCTCAAGGATGACGCGGCTGACCTGATCTCAGACCTGTGGGGCATCATCTCCCAGCCCGTGCAGAACGCGCCGCAGGCGTCGCAGATTGAAACTAGGGCCTCTATCCTTGAGAGCGCCCGCAAATGTGTCTGCGGTGAACGAGAGGGGCAGTACGGGACCCCGGAGGATAGCTTTTCTGCCATTGCTAGGCTCTGGTCGGCCTACTGCCAGGATAGGGATTTCTCCGGTGACGACGTGGCCTGCATGATGGCCCTACTGAAAATCGCTCGAATCATCTACAACCCTGAGCACATGGACTCGTGGGTCGATGGGTGTGGCTATCTGGCCTGCGGTGCCGAGATCGCAGCGCGGCGAGCCAGCAAAAAGCTGGAGGGCGTGTGAATGAACAAGTTTATGAGCAGAAAAGCAATATTTATTGGGATGACGCTTTTCATCGACGTTTTGTGGCTTCTTGGGATCGCAGCGCCTCAAACGGCGTGTATTGCATCCCTCTACGGACTGCTTTACAACGTCATGGAGAAACGGGATGACTAAAAAGCGATATATCAAGTTGCTCATGGCCCAGGGCCATAGTAGGAACTACGCGAACGAGTGTGCGAAGGAGGTAGCCGACGCAGGCGGCAGATGCAGCTATGAGGAAGCCTACACCCTTGCCTATGCCCTGGATCGCACTAACTGGATTTCTGCTGCACACCAGCTGAGCGAGGTGATTGAAAGCTTCACGGCCAGTATGACTAAGGTCGTAAATGCGGTAGCGGCTGGAATCGCAGCGTTTGGCAAAGCGTTCCGGGATGCCTACGAAAATGGATAAATACTGACGAATTGAAAGAGCCACCTCAATGGTGGCTCTTTTTTGTGTCCAGATAAATAAATTTATATCTCTGTCCATTTCGGGTATACTTTTGTTGGTGATTTTGGTATAGTCTGTAAAGACAGGTTACTATACAGTCCCTTCCGTCGAATATAGACTGGAGAACATCATGAAAAATGAACGAGAGGAACCTTCAAGCCTGAAAATCTACATCAACATCATTTTTGGAGATGTAACAAATTCAGCCGTGATCCAGGGCGGGCAGCGGAATACTTCGTCGCTACAACTGCCCGAGGAGCTGGTAAAACGCCTGATGGATCACATTCGGGGGGACACCTCTTGATATGCATCATGATGGGTATCCTAAAGAATCGCCATCAGGATGTATATCGGAAAAACGCCGAAAGCCTGTCATCGTCTGTGGGGACCTGAACGTTGCAGCAAGCGAAATTGACCTAAAGAACCCCAAGGCCAATCGCCGCAACGCAGGATTCACCGACGAAGAGCGGGGGAAGTTTCAGAAACTTCTGGACTCTGGCTTCACTGATTCTTTCCGGTATCTCTACCCCGACAAAGAGGGGGCCTATTCCTGGTGGAGCTATCGCTTTCACGCCAGGGAGAAGAACGCCGGGTGGCGTATCGACTATTTCCTGGTCGATGATCTTGCGAAGGATAAAATCGTAGACGCAAAAATACATAGCGGCATTATGGGCAGTGACCACTGCCCGGTCGAGTTGGATATTGACCTATAAGTAAAGCCCCTGGCAGTTGCCGGGGGCTTTTCGCTATTCTTTCAGGTAGACGTCCAGGTGAACTTCTCCGCCCTTGTTCCTACCAAAATCAACGCAGTCATATTCGATTTTTCTTACGACAGTTTTCAGTAGGTCGTTTTTGGCCTTTGCCGGTACGTCGGGATCTTCAAGCGCACTCAGGGCCTCTGATACTCTCAAGATTTTCTCCCTGTAATCCACGGGTGGGGGGAGGCTCTTTTTGACGTTTTCGATGCTGGCTTGCATGGCCTCAATTCGGTCTGACAAAACGCCCTTGCGCTCCATAAATTCCTGCTTCGTATAGATGCCGGACTCCAAAAAGTCGAACAGTTTCTCTCGCTTTTGTTCGAGCTTTTTCAGTTCAACATCCATCGAGCGCAAAATTTCCTCGTGCTGCTTATTCTTTTGGGCTTCCTCGTCGTTGTTCAGCTTAAATTCAAAGTCGTTGATATAGTCACGCAATGCGGCGGCCACGGCAGCCACAACGTCATCATACGGGGCTGATTTTACCTTGCACGTCAGCGACGTCCTATGGACCATGCGGGGCTTTGTATGTCCGCCGCGACATGCATGACATTGATAGCAGATTCCCTTACCGCAGTGTTTACACACCATAAGTCTAGCGAACGGGTTCGTGATCGTCGTCTGTGCTTTCACCGGGACTTGTCCACAAAATAGGGTCTGCGCCTTGTCGAACAGCTCTTGCGAAACGATGGCTGGATGCTTTCCGTCAACGATGAAATAGTCCTCTGGAGATAGCCTGCGTTTCCTTCTGACGGTCGTTCCATCGGATTTTTCCTTCGTAACCTTCCGCCTGTACCACCTGATCTTTCCGACGTACAGATTGTTTTGCAATATTTCCTTTATCGTGCCTCTATTCCATTCACTTTTCCCAGTTTGCGTAGGTATCCCCATCTCACTCAGGCGATTCGCTATTTGTCCAGATGTTAATCCCTCGTTGACAAACCAGTCGAATATCATTTCGACGTACTTAGACTGATCGTTCAATTTCAGCGTCCGTTCCTTTTTGTTTAGGCGGATTACATCGTAGCCGTATGGAGGAAGGGAACCTACATAGTTGCCCTCTTTGATCGCTTCTATCAAGCCGCGCTGCATCCTGCGGCGGATCGTCTTGTATTCCCGGCGGCTCATGAAAAGCCCGAACTCAAAATACTCTTCGTCGAACTCGTTGTTTGGGTCGTAGGTCTTCGTCGGCGTGACAATCAGTGTGTTGGAGATGGAGAACGCCTCTGCCACTTCGCCCTGATCTTTCGTGTTACCACGCGCCAGGCGCTCCACTTCCATGACCAGCACCCCTGCATAAGCCCCGGCGCAAACGTTGTCTAAAAGCTGCTGCATTTGCGGACGGTCTGCGATGCTTTCACCGCTGACCATTTCCTCATAGATTCTTGAAACTTTCAATCCCTTTTTGTCTGCAAGCTCCAGCAGGGCTGTCCGGTGTCGGGCCAGTGTTTCGCCCTCACCAAGGGCCTCAAGATCAAGATCCTTGCGCGATTTCCGAAGGTAAATGGCATAGCCGTCAGGTCGTTTCATAGCTGCTGCACCTCTTGGTGTTATTTGTTTTCTCCGCTGTCGAGGGTTGGCCTCTGTGCGATTTCCTCATCGGTGTATCCGGCATCTTTCAGGTATGCAGTTCTCGCGTCCAGGAATTGGGTCTCTGCGGTTGGGATGATCTGCAGGTTTTTCTGTGCCGATTCGAGGCTGGAATACTTTTCGTTATCAATGTAGTCACGAAGATCGTTTGCTATCATATAGACCGTGGAAATATACCCCTCTGCTGCGTCCTGGTATTCTGCTGCTGTGCCGTCAGCCATATCGACGGCCTTGACGGTGGTCAAAAGGTTGCCCACAAAATCCTTGGTTTCTCCTGCGTAGCTGTATACGTCTAATAGGTCCGTTTCTCCCGTGTCCATTGTCTGGACCTTATCCGCGAGTTTTACCTGATACTGCTGAGCAGACCAGACCGACCGCGCAATCTCCAGGTCCTTTTCCCCGGCAGTCGTTTTGATTTCTTCCGGCGTCATGTTTGAGGTTGTATCGCTATCGCCTGAGCCGATAAGGGCTACAAGAGCGACAAATACAACGATCAACGCGACGAGGATGATTAGTACAACTTTGAGTGTCTTTTTCATGATGTTTTCCTCTTTTCAACAAAAGCCCTTGGCTATATGCCAGGGCTTCTTTTATATGCCCATAGCAGGGGCATTCCTAACCACTATTTCACAGTTTCTGTTGCCTTTTATCACCACACTTCCATTGATATTCCCCGATACCTGCTGGATGACGAACCGGTCCGTTTCTGTTGCTGGAACGCCTGTCACCAGCCAGCCAACCGACACGCCGAGGACTTCCGCAGCCTTGCAGATATTTTCCTCTGTCGGGGGCAGCGGCATCCGTTTATGCAGCGGTATGCTGGTATCTATTCCCATTCTGGCCGACACTTCAATCTGATTGCGCTGGAGGGCAAAAATCGCCTTTTGCGCCCGTTCGTGCATTGCAACGAGATCGTACTTGTACATCTCTGCTGCACCTTCCCCTTCCTTCGTTATTTTTGTGCAGTCTCTTGCTCATAGGCGAAATTCAATACTGCAATCTGGCCCCTTCTGTCGAGTGACCGGAACACGCTGAGTAGTTCTGCTTCATTGCCCTGTAGCTGATCCCCGTTGCTCACGTTGATGGAACTTCCTACGCTGCCCTGGACGATGGCGGAATTCCTAACCGCGCCTGTGCTGTTGCTCATGGTGCGCTCGCCGCCGTGCAGCAGATAGTCTGCTGTTACTCCGAAATAGTCTGCTATTTTTCGCACCGTTTCACCATACGGGACAGTCCCGTTTTTCCAGCGCCCTGGAGAAGATGGACTAATGCCGAGTTTTCGCATAACAGCTGTTGGTCTCACGCCTGTTTCGTCGCATAACTCCTTAAATCTTGTGTAAAACATACAAACAGCTCCCTATATTTTGGTAAATTATACAAAAAGAACAAAAGGGGACAAATGCTATTGCAAAAGGGACAAATACATATTATAATAACACCAGAAGGAACAAATGAAAACAGAAATTCCGTAAAACCTATTTCTGCTGAGTTCGATGTATCGGACAAAAGCATAATAGCACAAAGCGGGACAAAACGCAAGAGAAAAGAACATAAAGGGGGAATAAAATGCAATCCAAATATTACTCCTGCCAGGACGTAGCGACCATGACGGGAAAGAAGCTTAAGACCGTATGGAACTGGTGCAATAGCGGAAAGCTCCGCGCCAGCCGCCCTGGTGGTCGTGATTATCTGATAGCCGAGGCCGATTTCCTGGAGTTCATGCAGAGCGATAACCGCCGGAAGCCTGGAAAAAAGTCAAACTGAGAAGGGAGGGAATACCATGGGGGAGACAACGAATGTGTTCCGGCACAAAAACGTGATCGTCCGCATCCATGGGAATCAACCGAACCGTGAGGTACTGGAAAAAGCCTGCATTAAATTTATGCGGGCCGTGGAGGCCGCAAAGACTGAGGCCGAATCTAAAAAGGCCGCTGGGGACGAGGGGGCCGCGTGATATGGCAATGGTTTGTGTCACGCAGGGCCGCGAGTGCGACGGCTGTATGAACTGCGAGAAGGAAGCCGAGATCGTGGGTATCTGCGAGTCGTGCCGAGAGGAAATTCGAGCCGACGAGACTTACTACGACATAGAGGGTGATCTTCTCCATGAGGACTGCCTGCTCGATTGGGCGTGGAAGCACAGGAGAGAGGCCGGATGATACAACAACAAATCAACAACGAAGCCCAGTGGCATGTAGAGCGGGCCAAGGGCATCGGAGGCAGCGAGGCTGCTGCTATCATTGGCCTTTCGCCTTGGTGTTCCAACGTCGAACTGTGGCGGCGGAAAACTGGGCGACACGTAGCCCCGGATATTTCCAATAATGCTGCTGTCCAGTACGGCCACGACGCCGAGCCGCTGATCCGGCAGCTGTTTTCCCTGGACTACGCGGACAAGTACGTCGTGGAGTATGGCGGGGCTTTTGATATGGTCCGGCATCTACAACACCCGTTCATTTTCGCCACTTTGGACGGCAGGCTGACCGAGGTCAAGACCGGGCGAAAAGGTGTCCTAGAAATCAAAACCACCAGCATCCTGCGTTCCATGCAAAAGGAAAAATGGTGGAAGGATGGAAAGCCTGCCATTCCTGACCAGTATTACTGCCAGGTCCTTTGGCAGATGATAGCCAGCGGGTTTGATTTTGCCGTTCTCCACGCACAATTCCGGTATGAGTACGGCGACGAGCCGAGATTCGAGCGCCGGACCTACACCATCGAGCGTTCCGAGGTGGCCGACGACCTGGCCTACCTGGAAGCCGCCGGGGTGAAGTTTTGGACCGAGAACGTCAAGGGAGATCGAGAACCTGATCTTATTCTTCCTACGATATAGAAAGCGAGGTACCCATGAAAATCGAAGAGATCAACGCCGTGCTGGGCATTGACGCAGAGGCCGCAACCAGTACCAAATTGCTGGCACGGGCCGCCGAGTTCTGTGACGAGATGGCTGATTGCTATAAGCCCGGCACTCTGGAGCGTCTGGCATTTGGCTCCCTGCGGTACGCCTTGTGCCATGTGATCGGCCACAGAGAGGATGAAAACAATGCAACTTGAGATTTATTCCCCGACTCAGGCTCAACCACTGCCCCCTGTTGAATGGAATTACGACGAGCTGAAACAGTGGGTATCTGACGGCCTGGAAGCTTACCGGGGCCGCGTGTATACCGAGGACACCGTGACCGAAGCCAAGCAAGACCGGGCGACCCTGAACAAGCTGGCCCAGGCCATTGACGACCGCCGCCGGGAGATCAAGGCCGTGTATCTGGCCCCTTATGACCAGTTCGAGAAACAGGCCAAAGAGCTGGTCGAGATGGTCAAAAACCAGAGCCGTGAGATCGACGCCCAAATCAAAACCTACGACCGGCAGCGGCGGGAAGAAAAGCTCGAAAAGATCAAAACTGAGCTGTACACCCCCATGATCGGCGATCTGGCCGAGCTGTTGCCCTATAAGAAGCTACACGACCCCAAGTGGCTGAATGTGACTGTCAGCATGGGCGCTGTCTCCGAGGCCCTGGCAGCGAAAATCGAGAGCATCCGGTCCGGCTTTGCCGCCCTGAACAAATTGGATGTTCCGCAGGATGTACTGCATCAAATTCATGCCGAGTTTGCGAAAGATTTTGACCTAGCAGCCGCTATCGCAGCAAAAGATCGCATCATGGAAGAGAAGAAGCACATGCTAGAGTTTGCGCGTCATCTGGAAGCTCAGAACGCTACGAGAGCCACGAAAGACGATGGCAGTATGGAACAGCACCCAACTGCTGAAAAGCCAGCAGAAGCGCGGGAGACGGCCCACGACGATGAGCCAGTCATGCAGCTGGACTTCCGGGCATGGGTCACGCGGTCCCAAATGCTGGCCCTGCGGGAGTTCCTGGTAAACAACGGAATCAAATTCGGCAAGGTGCCGAAAGAAAGTGAGGAATAACTATGGCAGTATCCAATTCCCTGGTGCAGTCCAGAGGCGGGAAGCCCAAGACGTTCAGTGCGTTCCTGACCTCTGACGCGATCAAGCACAAAATCAACGAGATGGTGGGCGGTCGAGATGGTCAGCGGTTCATCACGTCTATTATCTCCGCAGTCAGCACCAACCCGGCGCTGTCCGAGTGCGAACACTCCACGATCCTGTCCGCCGCGATGCTGGGCGAGAGCCTGAAACTGTCTCCGTCCCCTCAGTTGGGCCAGTATTACATGGTCCCCTTCAAGGACAGGAAGCGCGGCTGCAAAGTGGCGCAGTTCCAGCTGGGCTACAAGGGATATATCCAGCTGGCTATCCGCAGCGGCTACTACAAGAAGCTCAACGTCCTGGCGATCAAGCAGGGCGAGTTGATCCGGTTCGACCCTCTGGAGGAAGAAATCGAGGTCAACCTGGTCGAGAACGACACCGAGCGTGAGGCTCTCCCGACCATCGGCTACTATGCGATGTTCGAGTATCAGAACGGCTTCAAGAAAGCCATGTACTGGAGTCGTGAGAAGATGATGGCCCACGCAGACAAGTACAGCATGGCGTTCAGCGCCAAGGCGTTTGAGAAGCTCCAGGCGGGCGAGATCCCCGAAAAGGACCTCTGGAAGTATTCGTCCTTCTGGTATAAGGACTTCGACGGGATGGCCTACAAGACGATGCTGCGGCAGCTCATCTCCAAGTGGGGCATCATGTCCATCGATCTGCAAAAGGCCATGGACGGCGACATGGGCGCAATCAATGAGGACGGTTCTGTGGATTATGTGGACAACTACGCCGCCGACGAGGCCCCTGCACCGGCAGAGGAACCCACCCCCGTTGTGGTGGATGAGAGTACAGGGGAGATCATCGAAGAGGTCCCTGCCGCCTCTGCTGCTGATCCTACCGCCGACTTTTTCAATCAGGAGGGTTAACACATGAGTTACGACTATTTCAGCGAGTTCGAGGCGCAGCAGGCCAAGCTGGAGGCGCTGCTCGACGATAACAACCTGCTGCACGAGTTTGCAACGGGTGCTTATCCCATCACCCTGACCATCCGCCCGAATGTGGTACCGGATGCACAAATGGCTATGTACTCGCAGGCGACCGAGGGCGTGTCCTCTAGGGACGCAAAACTCGTGTTCCAGTTCCTGGTTGGAGAGATCAACGTCCGGGTCTATGGCCGTCTCATCATCTCCGACGCGCTCATGTCCAAGATCAAGGGCCAGGCCAAGAAGATGCTGCTGCTGTGGCTCCAGGGTGACCATGCGGCCCGCATGGAGCAGCTGGGGTATGCCACGCAAGAGGCCGAGGACGACGGCAGCAACGTTACCGATTTCGACGAGTTTTACGAGGCTGACAGCCAAGAGGACGAATAACACCAGAGAGGGGCGGGGAAACCCGCCCCACACATAAGGGGACAATGCCATGAGTGCAAAAAAATACTACTGGCTCAAGCTAAAGGATGACTTTTTTACGCAGCCAAAAATAAAAAAGCTGCGGAAAATAGCCGGAGGCGATACATACACGATCATCTACCTCAAAATGCAGCTCCTCAGTTTGAAAAACGAAGGGATTTTGGTATTTGAAGGGATGGAAGATAATTTCGTTGATGAAATTGCCTTGTGTATTGACGAAGAACCGGAAAACGTAGGGATTACCGTCAATTACCTTTTGCGGCAAGGCCTGCTCGAACAAGTGTCGGAAACCGATTTCCTGCTTCAACAAACTGTGCAAAATATCGGCTCTGAATCGTCCAGCGCAGAGCGTGTAAGACGGTTCAGAGAACGCAACAAAACACCGGAAATTGGGACTGGACAAGAGAGAACGGAACGAAAAGCGTTACAATGTAACGCTGATGTAACACAGAGAAAAGAGATAGAGAAAAGAGACAGAGAAAAGAGACAAGAGACAGAGATAGAGAAAGAGAGAGAAGAAACGGCGGCAGAGCCGCCTGCCCCCCGCCCCTCTATCCCCTATGAAGCTATCAAGGCTTTCTACAATGAAACCTGCCTATCCTTCCCAAGATGCACCGCAATGAGCGAGAGCAGGAAAAAGGCGATCAAAGCCCGTTTCAATAGTGGCTACACTCTGGAGGATTTCAAGAAGGTATTCATCAAGGCTGAGGGTAGCTCTTTCCTCAAGGGCCGGAACGACCGGAACTGGACAGCCTCTTTCGATTGGCTCATTCGAGACAGCAGCATGGCAAAGGTCCTCGATGGAAACTACGACGATCACGACACAGTGCCTGGTCCTGGTCCAAGACCGACCGGAGGCGGGAGAAACAATACCGGCTTCAAGACTTCCAACCCGTTCATGGAGATGCTTCAAGAGATGGAGGGACGCGACCAATGACAGAAAAAGAAACTCTTGCTATTATGTCCGTCTTGCGGGCAGCTTATCCCACCTACTACCGCGATATGACGCGCCACGAGGCTGAAAGCGTGGTTGCCTTGTGGGCGGAGATGTTTCGGGATGATACCGCCGAGGTCGTGGCCCTGGCCGTGAAAGCGCACATTGCCAACGACAAGAAAGGCTTTCCGCCCCACATCGGGGCTATCAAAGAGGCCATAGTCAAGATCACGACGCCTGAGCAGATGACCGAGGCGGAAGCGTGGGGCCTGGTGATCCGGGCTATCAGCAACGGGACGTATGGCTCCAAGAAAGAGTTCGATGCCCTGCCGCCTGTACTCCAGCGGCTTGTCGGTAGCCCGAATCAGTTGAAAGAGTGGGCGGCCATGGACGCGGACGTCGTTTCCTCTGTGGTGGCGTCAAACTTCCAGCGTAGCTATAGGGCCAGAGCAGCCAGCGAACGGGAGATGCTGAGTCTCCCCGGAGATGTGAGACAGGCGATGCAGAGCATTGCAGCGAGCATGGCCCTGCCTGAGCTGTCCGTAGGAGGTACAGGGAATGGCTGAGATACGATACACCATCCAAGGAGATCCCCGGACGAAGAAAAACAGTATGATGATCGCAGGCAAGGGCCGCCGGTGCCCTGTCTGCAAGAAGTTTGAAAAACAGTGGGTCCGGCAGGGTAAGGCGCACGACGAGTTTGCTGAGACGGCCAAATGGCAGTTGCGCCCCCTGCCCCCGAAGCCGATAGACTGCCCCGTCAATGTCCGGTGCCTGTTTTACATGAAGACACGGCGGATTGTGGATAGCCTGAACCTGCTGGCGACTATCGACGACCTTCTGGTAGACACCGGGATTCTGGCTGACGACAACAGCAGGATCGTCGCAGGACACGACGGCAGCCGCGTTCTCCACGACCCACTCAATCCCCGTGTGGAGATCACAATCACGAAAATACCAGCCGATGAGCAGCTGGCGATGTTCTGAGATTTGCGACCAATTTGCAATTAAATTAAAACCAACTAATAGACCAACCAATAGACCAACTAATAAACCAACTCAAACTAATTTGGAGGGAGACTCATGCAGGGAAACGACACGATGACGAAGGAACGCCTGGCCTCTTACATCTCCCTCAGGGTGGAGGTTGACAACCAGCTGGAGCGTCTGGCCCGCATGAGAAATGAAGAAAAAATCCCAGCTATGAGAGAAAGCGATGGATCACAGCACAGCCCTGGAGCCGGGGACCGCATGGAACGAGCTATCACTCGTCGCATGGAGTACGAGAACCGCGTTATACCGCAGATCGAGGCAGCCCTGGCAGAGATGGAGGCTATCGAGAACGCTATTTATGCGGTGTCGGACCCGATGGAGCGAGAGGTCCTGCGGCTCAGGTACATGGAGGGTGATTACATACGCCACCTGCCGTGGCGAGACGTTGCGCTGAAACTGTTCGGAGATGATGACAAGCGCCACATGGTAGCCACCTACCGGCTCCACACGAAAGCGCTCCACAACATCACAAGCTGAAAGGGACGCCCAGTTGGGGCGTCTTTTTTATGCCCTGATCTATACACACTGAATGTGCAAAATAATTCTTGCATTTTGTGTATTGAGTGTGTATAATAGTAAGTGTAAGGGGGACAGAATATGAAACGCAGAGATTTGATAAAGCTACTGGAGAAAAACGGCTGGTATCTCAAACGGAATGGTGGAAACCATGATATTTATACCAACGGGCGAGAAAATGAGCCGGTTTCCAGACAGAGCGAAATCAAAGAAGACCTTGCAAAAGCAATCATCAAACGGAGAGGGCTGAAATAAGCCCTCTCCACCCCCTGCACCATCAAACAAGGAGGGAAAAAGCATATGAAACGAGCATATCCGGTTATCTTTACCCCGGCGGCTGAGGGCGGCTACGTGTCCTATATGCCGGACTTCGATATAAACTCCCAGGGCGAGGACCTGGCCGAGGCAATCGAAATGGCGCGGGACGCCATGGGGATTATGGGAATTGATATGGAGGACGAAGGGAAAGCGCTGCCGGAAGCCTCTGCGAGTGTAGCACATAAGCCTGGGGACGTTGTGTCCTTCGTTGACGTTGATTTCACCGAGTACCGTAGGCAGAACGATATGCGGACTGTCCGGCGGAACGTGTCGCTGCCGTCCTGGCTGAACGCTGAGGCAGACAAGGCGGGGCTGAACGTGTCCGCCGTCCTGCAAAATGCCCTCAAGCAAGAACTTGGAAAAGTTTGATAGTAAATGATAGCTTTTGTGGTTGTTTGTAGCATTATTTGCGTGGTATAGTACAACCATCGGAGCAAGGCCGCACGGGGAAACCTGTCGCGGCCTTTTCTGTTGGAGGTGATAGCATGAGCAGCGGCGGGTCTGGAGTTGAAAACTATTCGACCGTAGTCAAGGAAATCCGGGGAATGCGTAAGGGGGCTGAGACCTGCATCAAGCGAACAATGTCCGATATGCGGACCCGTGTTCCTGGATGGGTAGCGACCGAGGTTGCCGCAGTCTACGGCATCAAGAAGGGCGAGATCACCCCGTCAAAGGCTGGCAAGGGCGGCAAGAAAGCTGGCGGTGTCAGCGTCCGAGGTGAGACGATAGACTCTATGGTGATCGTCTACAGGGGCCGCGTCCTTACCCCCACGCATTTTGGGATGACGCCAAAGGCTGCACCCCTGAACAGAGGGTACACCCTGAAAGCCTCTATCCTGAAAGGCTCCAAGTCCACCCTGGGCAAGGTGAAGAAGCTGACGAAGAAGCAGCGGAAACAGATCGGGAAGAACTTCCGACGGCAGGGCACGAGGTCGAGCGACCATTCCCCCATTATGCTCATGGGCAATGGCGGGGGCGGCTCTATCCCATTCCAGCGTAAGAGTCCGAACAGGAAAGACCTGGAGGTCATCAAGACAGTATCCCTGCCGCAGATGGTGTCCAGTGATAGAACCAAGGACAACATCGAGCGAGCTATCAACGAGGGCCTGGAGAAGCGCCTACAGCAAAACCTGAAGCTGATCCTGAAATAGAATAATAAGCGCCACGCCTGCGGATATTATTCGCAGGAGGTGGAACGTGGAGGATACGAGGACGAAGTACCGGCTGACGTTGGCACAGTACATGGAAGAGATCAAGAAGGTGGAGACAAAGGCGAAGAGGGCCATGCGGATAACTCTATGGCTCAAGATCATCTTGTCTATCGCCACCGTATCTGCTGTGGGCGCATGGCTGAAAGGCCACGGGGCAAAGGAAGTCTGGGCATTCATTATCGTGTTGGCTGAGCTGGCCGATGCTATGATGAACACACTGCCCTATGCTGAACAGCGGACGAAGCTGCCGCAGATGAAGATCAAGCTCACTGACATCTATGTGGAGATGGAGCATGACCTGACACGCCTGGAGACTGGGATAATCACAGAGGACGCCGCGCTGGAGAAATACTTTGCGCACAGGGACACATGGGGGAAAGCACTCGCATAAAGCGCGGCTTTCTCTTTTTCTTTTATTTATTTTCTTTTTCTCTTTTAAGAACATACGAACGTAAGAAGTAATACAGGTAATGGCTACATGGTCTCTTAGCTCAATGGCAGAGCTACCGGCTCATAACCGGATAGGCATGGTTCGATTCCATGAGGGACCACCACAGAGGGCATGACCCTCTGGCATTTCTCATGTCTCCTTCTGTAATATATATGACCACAACCAGGTAAGGGTCACGCAGGGAAAAGCCCAGGCAGTAGCTGAGGCAATACCGCCCTGTGCTCCAGTGCAATTCTGGTGAGCCTGGACCCCTCAAGGATAAGACACCGCACGAGGCCGCTACGCTGCGCTGTGTGGCGTCGAGACACGAGGGGGTATAAGTTGATTAGGCAAGAAGAAAAATGCAGCACAGGCGATCCTGCGAGGCGTGAGAGAATTTCCGTGGGTCCTTCCGACGGTCGAGGGCGTCTGTGGTGCTCGCGAGCCCATTTTTTGCCTAGTTTTGAAATTTTGAAAATCGGCCATTTCGTTACCACGGGCCAAAACGTAAGAGGTGAACAACCGTGAAAAATATAGCTGCAATCAACCAGGAGCGCAGGCTCATTTCTGAGCTGAAACCTGCTGAGTACAATCCGAGAAAGCGGCTGCGGCCTGGAGATGCAGAATACGAGAGCTTAAAGCGCAGCATCCAGACGTTTGGCTACGTTGATCCTATTATCGTCAACAAAGACGGTACCGTGATCGGTGGACACCAGCGTCTTTTTGTTTTGTCTGACCTGGGGTACCTGGAGGCGGACGTTGCTGTTGTTGATCTCAATAAGCAGGACGAAAAGGCTCTGAACATTGCCCTGAACAAAATCAGTGGTGAGTGGGACCAGGAAAAGCTGGCGGCCATATTTTCCGAGCTGAACCTGGAGGGCTACGACGCCACTGTTTCTGGCTTCCAGGATGACGAGATAGCCAGTCTGATTTCTGGCGTAGTGGCTGAGGAAGTCGAAGCTGCCGAGCAATACAGCCGAAAGGTGAACGTCCCACACTACGAGATCACCGGTGAGACGCCTAAAATCAGTGAGTTGTTTGACCAGTCAAAGGCCCTGGCCCTGCTGGATGACATCGAGAGCGACGGAAGCATCAGCGAAGAGGAACGAGAGTTCCTGAGACTCGCTGCCATGCGGCACGTCGTTTTTAATTACCGAAACATCGCTGAGTATTATGCCGCTGCCAGCCCTGCGATGCAGGGGCTTATGGAAGACTCAGCCCTTGTGATCATCGACGTGGACAGAGCGATAGCCAACGGCTTTGTGAATCTGTCCAAGGCCGTCGAAGCTATCATTGAGGATGGGAAGAGCGAAAGTGCGTGACGACTTTGCTGTTTTCATCCTGACTCATGGCAGAGCTGATAACGTGGTTACGCTCAGGACCCTTGAGCGGCAGGGGTACAGCGGGCGGTGGTATCTGCTCATTGATGACGAGGATTCTATGGCCCCGACCTACTACGAGAAATTCGGCAGGGATCACGTCATTACTTTCTGCAAGCAGGCTGCCTTGGACAGGGCTGACACCATGGACAATTTCAACGAGCATCGAGCTATCCTGTACGCCAGAAACGAGAGCTTCCGAATTGCGCGAGAGCTTGGCCTGACGTATTTTCTCCAGTTGGACGATGATTACTCCATTTTTATGCTCAGGTATCCTGACGGTAGTAAATTGGCCCACTTGACGCTCACGGGAAAAAACCTGGAGACGCTATTCGAGGCTATGATCGACTTTCTGGATTCCTCTGGGGCGCTGACCGTGGCGTTTGCCCAGGGTGGTGACTACATTGGAGGCTTGGCCGGTGGAGCTTATGAGAAACGCTTGATGCGAAAAGCCATGAACACGTTTTTCTGCCGGACTGACCGCCCGATAGAGTTCCGAGGGACCATGAACGAGGATGTTACGGCATATACCACGCTGGGGAGCCGGGGGGACTTGTTCTTCACTGTCGCGGATGCCTGCATCGCTCAGTTGCAGACACAATCTCTGAGCGGCGGCATGAGCGAGGCGTATTCTGAATCTGGGACCTACTTAAAAACTTTCTATTCGGTCATGTCTATGCCGTCCTGCATCAAGGTTAGCATAATGGGAGAAAAACACAAACGAATCCATCACAGGATTAACTGGGAGTGCTGTGTCCCTAAAATCCTGGACGAAAAATACAGAAAGGACGTTGACTGATGCTAGGAATCACTGGTGATAAGATGCTGTCGCACATTGACAGGATCGTCGGAGACAACAGGCCAATAACAGCCGACGTGTTTCTGACCAACTACTGTAACAACAGCTGCCCGTACTGCACATACCGTCGCTGGAACCTGGAGGACGGCGCGTACTCGATGGGCTATGACGAATTTGTCCTGTATGCTGAACGGCTGCTATCGTTTGGAGTGCAGGGCATTATCCTGACCGGGGGCGGAGAACCTACCGTCTGCCGAGATTTCGAGAAGATCACGTCCTGGATGGAGTCACAGGGAATCCACTACGGAATTAACACGAATTTTAATCGGATGGTCCGCATCAAACCTGACTATCTCAAGGTATCTTTGGACGGCTGGGACGAGGATAGCTACGCCGAGCGCCGGGGCGTCCGACATTACCAGCTGACACGAAAGAATATCCAGGCGTATGCAGCATGGAAGCGAGAGAATAGCCCCAGCACGTCCCTGGGCATCCAGTGTGTGGTCAAATCTGTGGAAGATGTGGAAAAATTCTTTTCTGCCAACAGGGATTTGGACGTTGACTACATCGTTTTCAGGCCGGAAGAAAGCACCGGTGGGAAAGCCTATGCTGGGGAATCTGCGAGAGCTTCTGCTGCTGAGATTATTCAGGCGGTGAATAAACTTGCAGAGACAGACGACCGTGTGGTGTGCAACTTCAAGTGGAACTTGCTGGGCGTCCAGGAGCGTGATTGCGTGGCTGCCTGGTCCCAGATTGCCGTGAATGAGCGCGGCGGCATTATGTTCTGCTGCCACAAGCCGTACCAAGTCCTTGGCCACATCATGGACGAGGATATTCTGGAGAAAAAGGCGGCTGCTGTGACGGATATGCGAACCTGTGACATTCCGTGCAGGCTGACAGCACCAAACGCTTTCGTAGCCAGCACAATGGCCGAGAGAAAGGACGCTTGTTTTTTATGATCTAAAGGCGGGGTGATCTTATGGCAGAACAGAGCAACTTACAACCGACGACTGTGATAGCCCAGATCTTCGGCGTGTCTACCCGGCGGGTGGAGCAGCTAAAGGCCGAGGGCATCATCAAGGGCCACGGGAAACCGACAAAGTATGACCTGCTGCCTACGATCAAGGCGTACATATCCTACCTATCAGACAAGGCGTATGGGCGGGAGAAGAAGCAGACCGACGCACAGCTGGCAACAGCGAAGCTGGAGGCTGAGAAGAGAATCAAAGTCGCCAAGGCTGAAATGGCCGAGCTGGAGCTACGAGAGCTGAAAGGTGAGCTGCACCGGGCGTCCGACGTTGAGGCTATCACGACGGACCACGTCATGTTCCTGCGCTCCATGCTCATGGCACTGCCTGGAAAAGTGGCCGTCGATATGGCTGCGATACAGTCCGCGCCGGAGGCTGCGGAACGCATGAAACAGGAGGTATACAACATCCTGGGGCGGCTGGCCTCATATCGGTATGACCCTGGCGAATACAAAGATCGAGTGATGGAAAGGCAGGGTTGGAATGAACGACAAGGAGACGACGACGACTAAAAAACGCCGTATGCGTTCCGTTGATCGGACCTTTGCTCGTTCCTTTGCGAACTATACGCCCCCTGCTGATCTTACTGTTTCCGAGTGGGCTGAGGCCCACAGAGTATTGTCCCGCGAGAATAGCGCCGAGGCTGGCCCGTGGCGCAATGCCCGAACCCCGTACCTGGTGGAGATCATGGACGCTTTCACCGACCCGAAGGTGGACAAAATAAGCCTTGTTGCATCGTCTCAGGTTGGTAAGTCCGAGCTGGAGCTTAATATCATCGGGTATATCATCGACCAGGACCCTGGCTCAATTCTGTATATCCAGCCTACAGTTGACGACGCAAAGAAATTTTCGCGGCTGCGTATCGCCCCGATGATCCGGGATAGCCTGACCCTGCGGCAGAAGGTTGCAGACGTAAAGAGCCGGGACAGCGGAAACACCATGCTGCAAAAGTCTTTCCCTGGCGGGATGCTTACCATTGTAGGCTCCAACAGTGCCAGTGGCCTGGCATCTACCCCGGCAAAATACGTCCTGGGCGACGAGCGCGACCGGTGGGCCTTATCGGCCGGAACTGAGGGCGACCCCTGGGCGCTGGCTGAGGCCCGGACGACGACGTTTTACAACTCAAAAATGGTGGATGTATCCACCCCGACCGACAAGGAAACCAGCCCTATTGCCAAGTCCTTCAACGAGGGCACTAGGGAACGCTGGTGCCACAAGTGTCCGCACTGCGGGGAGTATTCCAACATCATTTTCGATAACATCAAATTCGATTTTGATACCGTCGGAAGTGGCAGGAAGAAGGATTACATCATAAATTCTGTTTCGTGGAGCTGCCCGGAGTGCGGCTGCCTCTCTACCGAGGAAGAAATGCGCAGGCAGCCCGCAGAGTGGATTGCTGAGAACCCCGAAGCCTACGTCAAGGGGCACCGGTCATTTTGGCTGAACGCTTTTTCATCCCCGTGGCAGGCGTGGTCGAAGGTGGTTTATTCGTTCCTGATCGCCCGGAAGGACCCGCAACGGCTCAAGGTCGTGTATAACACGATGCTGGGCGAGCTGTGGGAGGATCGCGGCGATCTGGAGGACGAGGACACCATGCTTGGCCGCCGGGAGGACTACGGCCACCGAGAGGATGGAACACCGGTGGAGCTGCCCGAGGGCGTCCTGGCCTTGACGTGTGGCGTTGATACTCAGGACGACCGTCTGGAGTACGAGGTCTTGGGGCACGGTCATTACGGCGAGACCTGGGGCGTCAAAAAGGGCATCATCATGGGTGATCCTGCTTACGATGAACCCTGGAAGCGGCTGGACGACGTGCTGGAGCACGTTTACCGGTTCCGGGATGGTAAGGGGCTAACCATAGCCCGAACGTTCGTAGACAGCGGCGGACACAAGACGCAGCACGTCTATACTCAATGCAGGGCGCGGCTGAATAGGCGCGTTTTTGCGATAAAAGGCCAGGGCGGGGACGGGATACCGTTCACCAAGCCGCCGAGTAAAGTCAAGATCGTAGTCAACGGCAGGGCGATGGGTCAAACGTGGCTCTATTCCCTGGGCGTTGACGCAGGCAAGGCGGATATATTCGCCGCCTTGAAGGTACAAGAAGCCGGTCCGAAGTTCTGTCACTTCCCGAAGGGGGAGGAACGGGGCTACGACACGGCTTTTTTCAATGGGCTTTTGTCTGAAAAACTGGTAATGAGGTCTGATCGAGGCCGGACACGCTGGGCATGGGTGAAGCTGCCGGGGCACGAACGAAATGAGGCCCTGGACTGCCGAAACTATGCCCTGGCTGCGTTCCGGTCCTGGGACCCTGATCTTGACGCTGTGGAGCGCAGGCTTCGGGGTGTTGGGGATTCTGCGGAAACAAAACAGAAAACCCGGCGGCGCGGTGTGGTCAAACGCAGGACGTCCGCCGGTGACGATTGGTAGGAGGTTTGCACATGGCAAGTAGAACGGTGCTGGAGCTACGGCTTGAGCGGAAGAAAGAGGCCCTTGCTGCTGCCGAGGAAGCGTACATTGCACTGCTGAAAGGCCAGGTCAAGGCTTACGCAATCGGGAGCCGGAACCTGACACGCTTTGATCTTCCGCAGCTGGAGGACACCATTGCGAAGCTGGAAAAAGAGATCGACGAACTGGAGTCACAGCTCAACGGAGGACGCCGCCGAAAGGCTGTGTCTGTGATTCCCCGCGACTGGTGATTATTCCATAGGTTATCAGCCCATGCGACGGGCTTTTAACATAAAACCGAAGAAAGGAGGAAGCAATGGGAACGCAAGTCAAACCTAAAAGCGCTGCCAACTCTCGCGTGGTTATGAAGGGCTACTCCCAGGCCGGGGCCAGTTATACCAAAAAGGCTTTGAAGGGCTTCCGTGTAGCCAGCGGCGCACCGTCTGAGGATATTGACCAGAATAACTACACCCTGCGGCAGCGTAGCCGGATGTTATACATGGGTGCCCCGATTGCCACGGCAGCCCTAAAGCGGCAGCGGACGAACATCGTCGGCTCCGGTTTGTGGCTGAAAAGCACCATCGACCGGGATACCCTGGGAATGACAAAGGAACAGGCGGAAGCGTGGCAGCGCAGGACGCAGGCGGAATTTGCTCTGTGGGCTGAGAAAAAACAGACCTGTGACGCCACCGGCCTGAACAATTTTTACGGGATGCAGCAGCTTGTGGCCCTCTCGTGGCCCATGAGCGGCGACGTGTTTGCCCTGGTCAAGCGGGCCGAGGTGACGCCTCTGGCCCCTTATTCCCTGCGCCTGCATCTGCTGGAGGCAGACCGGGTGCGGACGCCCACGGCGAGTGGCGGCCTGTTTGCCGCCAACCAGACAAAGGGCAAGGAACCGACGACCGGCAACACCATTTATGACGGCGTGGAGGTAGACCGGAACGGGGCTATTGTGGCCTACCACATTGCCAACACCTACCCGTATCAATACGACGGGACCACGACCGAGTGGGTCCGTGTGGCGGCCTACGGGGCTGGGACAGGGTTGCCCAATATCCTGCACATCATGGATTCGGAGCGCCCGGACCAGTACCGAGGCGTTCCGTACTTGGCGCAAGCGATAGAACCCTTGCTCCAGTTGCGCCGGTACACCGAGGCCGAGATCATGGCCGCTGTGGTACAGAGTTTCTTTACGGCGTTTGTGAAAACTGAGGCCGGGGCAGATGACATGCCCTTCAACGAGCCAATCAGCGCCGACCAGGACGAGGTGAGCAAGGACCCGAACGAGTACGAGCTGGGGCCGGGAGCCATGAACATCATGGAGCCTGGGGAGGACATTACTTTTGCCAGCCCCACCCATCCGAACACCGGCTTTGATACGTTCGTCCGCGCCATTGTGGAGCAGGTAGGGGCCTGTCTGGAGATCCCCGCCGACCTTATGATGATGTCGTTTAGTTCCAGCTATTCAGCGTCGCGGGCGGCCCTGCTGGAAGCCTGGAAAGGTTTCAAAATGCGCCGGGAGTGGCTGGCAGATGATTTCTGTCGCCCTGTCTACGAGTTGTGGCTCACCGAGGCCGTGGCCCGTGGGCGTATCTCTGCGCCTGGATTCCTGACAGACCCCATCATCCGGCAGGCGTACCTTGGCAGTGAGTGGATCGGACCTTCTCAGGGCCAGCTCGACCCGACGAAGGAAGTCTCTGCCGCTGTAACCGCCGTTGAGAATGGATTCTCGACCCGCGAGGCTGAGTCCATCAAGCTGAACGGCAGCGAGTACAGCCGGAACGTGGACAAGCTGACCACGGAAAATGAGCAGCTGAGGGCGGCGACCGGCGGGAGCGCACAGCCAGAACCGGCGGCCCCTGCGGAACCTGTAGAACCGCCCGACAATAACGAAGGAATGGAGGGACAAAGTAATGGGGAAAACGATCCCGTTTAAGCCGTACACCATCAATATGGTGGGCGAGAACGACGCCGAAATCAATATGTATGGGGAGGTTGTAGAGCAGCACCCCACGGACTGGTGGACAGGTGAGCCTATCCCTGGCAATTTCATTGCCCTGGACGACTTTCTTGCAGACCTGGATGGCCTGCGGACCAAGGACAACATCACCGTCCACATCAACAGCGTGGGCGGAAGTCTGTACGCTGGTGTCTCAATCTATAACCGGCTGAAAGAGCTTCCGGCCAACGTCGTGACCATCAACGACGGCCTTGCTGCCTCTGCTGCCAGCGTCATCTTCCAGGCTGGCAATCCCAGGAAGGTAAACGCCGGTAGCTGCTTGATGATCCACGAGGCCGCAGCGCTGCTGATTGGCTACTTTCAAACGAAGGACCTCAAAACTGAGATGAAACGGCTGGATGCCCACAATCGGACAGCTATCGCCGCCTATGCCGAGGCTACCGGCATTGACTCGGACACCATCAAGAACGCCCTGGCAAAAGAAACCTGGATGACCGGCCAAGAGGCTGTCGATGCTGGTTATGCCGATGAGGTCATCGACAGTGGGAGCAAGGTCAGCATGAGCCTGTCCCCAGACAAAAGATTCATCGTGTCCAACGGTGTGGCTATGTCCGCCCGTGGCATGGGCGCCTATCCTACTGGCATTAAGACTATGACGGCGGCGCAGGCCGCTATTTTTGTGGGCAAAAACGCCCAGGAACCTAGTGTGCAGCCTGCCCAGCAGGTCACAAATAAAAAAATCGGAGGTACCAACATGGACAAGATCACCACCATGGAGGCCCTGCGCGACGCATACCCCGACCTGGTGTCCCAGGTTGAGGCCGCCGCCAAGGCATCCGAGAAGGCCGACGGCATCAAGGCCGAACGCGCCCGTATCCAGGGCATTGAGGCTATCGAGGCCGCCATTGGCGACAAGGAGATGGTCCGGGAGGCCAAGTACGGCGAGACTCCCCTGACCGCTGAGCAGCTGGCATTCAAGGCTATGCAGGCCCAGGCTGCCATCGGCGCAACCGTCGTCAAGAACCTGGAGGACGACGCGGCAAAGTCCGGCGCTGCTGGTGTGGCTGCTGATCCTGCGGGCAGCGATCCCAAGACCAAAGAAGAGGATGAGGAAGCGCAGGCCGTCAACCTGATTGCCGGTTTCCGTCCCAAGAACAAGAAGGAGGGCTAAACAATGGCTAACTACGAAGCAATGGGCGAGATGAAATACGCCAACATCTGGAACAGCGCAGACGTGCCTATCATCACCGGCCTGCGTACTATCCGCAAGCTGTCTGCTGCCGCCACTTACAAGGCCGGTACTGCGCTGGCACTGTCCGGCGGCACCGCAGGCGACGGTAAACTGGTGATCCTGGGCACTGCTGCCGCATCCAACGAGACCCTGACCGCCAACTGCATCCTGGCCGAGGACGTTGAGGTTGGCACCGACGCTGACGTGCAGGCGCTTGTCTACCTGTCCGGCCACGCCAACGCCAACAAGTTGGTTGTCGCATCCAGCCACACTATCACCGCCGCAGAGATCGAGGCTTTCCGTGCTGCCGGAATTTACCTCGAAAACGCAATGTAAGGGAGGGCTACAAAATGGCATTTGACCTGTATAAAACCAAAACCATGCTGGCTGCCGTCGAGCAGATGGAGCCGGTCCATTCTTTCCTGCGTGACCGCTACTTTCCCACCGGTGCGGGCGACCTGTTCCCCACCGACGAGGTGCTGATCGAGTACCGAGATGGCACCAACAGAGCTATGGCCCCTGTGGTCGTTGACGGGCACGACGGTATCACCGTTGGCCGCAACGGTTACAAGACTTTCCGCATGGAGCCGCCCCTTGTGGCACCCAAGCGCCACCTGTCCGAGGACGACCTGCGTAAGAAGGGCTTTGGCGAAGAGCTGTTTTCCACCATCACCCCTGAGCAGCGGCAGGCTCAGCTGCTGGCAAAGGACCTGACCGAGCTGGATGAGCTGCACACCAACCGTGAGGAATACATCGCCGCCAAGTGCATCTTCGAGAACGGCTACACCCTGAACCAGTGGGCCGACGAGTACGGCACCACTGGCAAGTCCAAGGCATACGTCATGAAGTTCTACACCGAGGGCACCAACCCCGCCACCTACACCCCCGGCACCAAGTGGGACGCTACCGGGTCCGACAAAATGGCCGACCTGCTGACCATGGCCCGCCAGCTGACTACCGCAGGGAACGCGGCAACCGATGTGCTGCTGGGTTTTGACGCTGCCGACGCGCTGATGAACGACGCGACCATCCAGAAACTGATGGACCTGAACCGTTACGACGCCGGTCAGATCGCGCCTCAGCTGATGCAGGACGGTGCTGCCCTGCTGGGCATCCTGAACGTCCGGGGTCATCGTCTGAACCTGATCACCTATGACGGCACCTACAAGGACGAGACTACCGGCACCGTCACTGCCTACATCCCTGCAAAGTCCATCTGCGTGACCGCCCCCGGCGCTGGCCGTGCCCTGTATGGCTGCGTCACCCAGACCGAGCAGGCTGACGGTGCTTTCCATTCCTACATGGGCCGTCGTGTGCCCCGTTACTGGTCCGACAAGAAGGGCCGCGAGCTGCGGCTGGCTTCCAAGCCCCTGCTGGTGCCCCGTACCAAGAACCCCTTCATCTCTGCAACCGTGCTGGACTGAGGGACGAAAGGAGCAAAAACACATGATTAAGATCGTCTGTGGTGTATACGGCCACTACATCGACGGCAGAGTTGTTGCCAAGAACAGCGAGTCCGAGCCGTTTTCTCTGACTCCCCGGCAGGAGGCGGAGCTTGTGGCAAAGGGCGTCGCGGCGTTCGTGGATGAGGTCGCAGAGGTCTCCCATACGGAGGCCTCTGCGCCTGTCGGCTTTGATGAGATGCCAGAGTTACCGGAGGGAGTCACTGCTATTCCCGATTACAGCATCGACTCCAAGGCCGATGAACTGAGAAAGATCGGGAAACTCTGCGGCCTGACCTTCAAGGTCGGCATGAGCAAGGCCGAAATGGTGGAAGCCCTGGACGGCTTTTTTGCTGAACATCTCATCGACGAAGACGACGCCGAGGATGCAGAGGACGACGGCATGGACCTGCCCGACTTTGATCCCGCCGAGGCGGTGGAGTAATGGGTTTCAAAGATGCTGTTTCTGCCGACAGGGGCGTTTTTTTGGACCTTGAGTTTTTCGGCGAGAATGTGACCGTAGAGGGCAAGGAGATCCCCATTGTCGTAGACAACGACCAGCTGAAAACCCGCCAGGGAAGCCAGGAGCTTGCCATTGCTGAAAGTGCTACGCAGTTCTATGCACGGACTGAGGACCTGCCCAAGGGCCTTGCCCCAGGCAGCAGCCTGAACATCAATGGGCGGGAGTGCCTGGTTGATGATTACAGCGAGGCAATGGGAGTCTCGACGGTTGTCCTGAGAGAAGCCATAGCAGTGTAAGGGAGGCGAGCAGAATGTCCGTCGTAAACATCCTGGATAGCGTCACAGAGTGGGTCCGGGAGAACATCTGTGCTCAAATCAAGCTCAAAGCGCCGCCAGAGAATGATACCGACCCGACCGACTCCGGGTATGAGTACAAGGTTATCACCCCTGCGGCTTTTCCGCTGTTCGTCCCGGCGAAGGACAAGGCCCCGCCTGGTATCCTGTCCCCGATACCGTCCGTCTGTGTCCGGTTCCTGGAGGGGGCCGAAAGCCCGGCAGGCAGCAATGGCAGTATCGGGATGCAACTTTGTTTTTCAACCTGGGACCCTGGCGTACACGGGGCTGACATGCTGCTGCCAGATGGAAACGGAGGGGCCAAGAAATGGACAGGGCCAGAGGCAGACGCCTATTTCCAGCGCAGTGCTGGAGGCTGGCGAGATGCTTGGAATTTCGTTGACATTGCTCTTCGGGCACTTGGTAGCACGACTATCGTCGGTGGCTATGCTATCGACCGCAGCGTCCCGATGAAGTTCGGTCCCTTGACCGAGGAGGGGGCTATCATTGACGCTTATCCGCTGTGGTTTGCCTGGTGCTCGTTCTCCCTGTCCTACGACCTGCGCCGCAACATTGCTGATCTATCAAAATTCCTGTAAGGAGGGAAATCAATGGCAGTATACAAACACGGTACCTACGGCGAGTTTTCGGCAAGCATTGGGAAGCCTGCGTCTTCCGCTGGCACTGTCGCCGTCTACGTTGGTACCGCCCCGGTAAACCTTGTCCGGGGCTATGCAACCGCCGGTGTCGTAAATGAGCCGGTGTATCTGTCCAGCCTGTCCGCAGTAAAGCGGTTGATGGGCTACGCGGCAGATTGGGATAAGTTCACGTTGTGCGAGGCGTTTGCCCTGCACTTTGACAGTGAAGAGAACGTCGGCCCCATCGTGGCCATCAACGTCCTTGATCCTGCCACTCACAAGAAGAGTGCTGAGACTACGAAGCAGGTCACGTTTGCGAATGGCCGGGCGACCATCGACAGCACCACCATCATTCTTGATACCCTGGTTCTGGCAGAAAAGGTCGAGGGCGTGGATTTCTCTATCGACTACGACTTCGCCAAGGGCCAGGTCATCATCGAGAGCCTGGGCGATACTGAGATCACCGGCTCTGTCAACTGCACCTATAGCGAGATCGACACCTCGAATATCGACAAGGACGATATTGTCGGCGGTGTGACTGCTGCAGGTGTGTACACCGGCCTGGGCTGCGTGTCCCTGGTGTACCAGGATCTCAACATCATCCCCAATCTCATTGTCGCCCCCGGCTGGAGCGACAAGAAAGAGGTTTACTCCGCCATGGTCAAGGCCGCGACCAAGGTCAATGGGCATTGGGATGCAATGGCCGTTGCGGACATTCCTCTGGTGGACAGCGCCGCCGTTGATACCATCGAAAAGGCCAACACCTGGAAAGATACCAACGGCTACACCAGCGAACGAGCAAAGGTCTGCTGGCCCCAGGGCAAGGACAGTTCTGACCGCGTTATTCATGCGTCTACCCTGTGGGCATGGCGGCAGATGCTCGTCGATGCTGAACACGACGGGGTGCCTATGGAGAGTGCATCCAACAAGGCTGTCCCTGTTGTCAAGCAGTATTTCGGCGCGTCCGCCACGAATCGCGGCTTTGACCAGCAGCGGGCAAACGACCTGAACCAGAACGGTATCTCCACCATCGTCTTTTTTGGTGGCCAGTGGGTACTCTGGGGTCCCCATACTGCGGCGTTTAAGCACGGCGCGATTACAGACAATCGCGTAATCTTTGACGTGTCCATTCGGATGATGATGCACCAGTCCAATTCGTTCCAGAAAGACTGGGCGCTGACCATCGACAGCCCCATGACCCGTGCCATGGCCGACACCATCAAGAACCAGGAGCAGGAAAAGGCCGATGCTCTGGCCTCTATGGGTGCCCTGATCGGTACCCCTGTTGTCCGGTTCGACGAGGACGACAATTCCACCGACGAGCTGGTTCAGGGCAATTTTGTCTGGAGCTACGAGTCTACCCCGACGCCGCCTTTCAAGAGCGGCACCATGAAGGTTGCCTACAGCTCCGAGGGATTCAACAGCTTTATCGGGGAGGAGGGTTAAACAATGGCATTCGTGAACGTTACCGGCCCCGTAGTGGCCGAGACTGTGTACGCAAACAACAAGCTCGTTGCAAAAGACGTCGAGCTGACCTTGCCCGCCGTGACGCCCACCACCGCAGATGTGCAGGCTATGGGTACCATGAGCATCCCAATTCCCCAGCTGCTGGAGAACATGGAGCTTTCTATCACAAAGATCGGCACGGACCTGGGCCTGTCTTCCATGCTATCCTTCGACGCTTTCCCCATCGAAATCCGTTGGGTGCAGAGTGTGACCGACGCAAACGGCAAGGTGTCCCACATTGGCTGCAAGGCGTTCCTGCGTTGCATGTCCACTGTGCTGCCCGAAGTGGGGCTTACCCCTGGCGAGGCCAGCGAGAACGAGCTGACCTACACCGTGACCAGATACCAGCTCATGCAGAACGGCCAGGAGGCGTGGCTGATCGACCGGCTGGCCGGCATCTGCCGCGTTTATGGCAAAGACTACATGGGCAATATCAGCTCTATGCTCTAAGCACAGAAGCCCTGCCGATGGAAACACCGGCGGGGCTTTTAATATACCGACGAAAGGGTGAAACCAATGACCGGAACGTTTAAGCTGCACAATCCTATTGACATTAACGGCAAGAGCCACGAGGCCCTGGCCTACGACACCAACGAGATCACCGCCCTGCTTTTCACCGAGGCTGAGGCGAAGCGGAAGAGCGCCGCAGGGCTGAAAAATGTGACCATCACCCCGGCGGTCGAGTTCGACTTCGGCTTGCACCTATACCTGGGATTTGCCGCCATCATTGCGAAAAATCCTGAGTGCGATTTTACCGATATGGAGCGCATTCACGGCACCGACCTCATTGACATTATGGCGGTGGGCCGAAATTTTTTGCTGAAATCGGAGGATGCAACGCCAAGCAGCTCCGACGAGCCATCCGAGATTACTCCCAAGCCTACCACACCCCAGTAACAGACCTAGAGCGCAAGCGAGTGACTGATTTCATCGCTGAGTACATCGAGGCGGTGGAGGACGAAAAAGAACGAAAGAAGCGAATGCCGAAAGTGAAGCCGGTAAAGAAACCGCACAGAAGAAGGTGATCCCGTGTCAAAAGAGCTTGAGGCAACAATACGAATAAGCGGAAATATTGACGCGAGGCTGAGAAGCGCCATCGAACAGGCGGTCAAACGGCTGGACCAGCTGGACGCTGCGGCGAAGGAGTCCGGCGGCGCTGTTGGTGAACTGGCCGACAAAATCAAGGACCAGAGTTCCGAGCTGAAAGCCGCCCAAAAGCAGTATGCGAACTACGTTCTGGCTGGAGAAGAAGGGTCTGACCAGGCCCGTGAACTGGCCGATAAAATCAAAGAGTTGTCCAGTGACTTGCAGCAGAACAAAAGCTCTTTGGAAGCCGCGGAACGAGCCGCCCGCGACCTTGCGGACGGATTTAATGATGCCGACGACTCGACCGGAGACCTTGACGACAATCTTGACGACGTTGACGATGCTGCCCGAAACTCAAAAGAGGGCTTCACTGTCCTCAAGGGTGCAATGGCGAACCTGGTTTCAGCCGGGTTTCAAAAGCTGATCGGCGCGGCTGTCGATGCAGGGAAAGCCCTGCTCGACATGTCCGAGCAAACCAGGGAGTTCCGGCAGGATATGTCCACGCTCGAAACTGCCTATGATCGAGCTGGATTCTCCACGGAGGCAGCAACGAACACATGGCGAGAGCTGTATGCCGTCTTCGGCGAGGACGACCGAGCAGTCGAGGCCGCGAACAACATCTCCCGAATGTCCAAGTCACAGGAAGACCTGGATAAATGGGTGAGGATCACAACCGGTGTCTGGGGAACCTATCAAGACGCCCTTCCGGTCGAATCCTTGGCGGAAGCGGCGGGCGAGTCGGCCAAGACGGGCACCGTGACCTCGGTTCTCGCCGATGCACTCAATTGGTCAAGCGAGGCGGCGGCCATGTTCTCGAAGTACATGTCTGAGGACGTAACGACCGCAGAGGACGCTTTCAACGTGGCCCTGTCCAAATGCTCGAACGAGCAGGAACGGCAGGCCCTTATTACTGAGACCCTGACCACGCTATACGGCGACGCGGCTACCAAGTACGAAGAGAGCGCCGGAAGCCTGATGGATGCAAACAGGGCGGTAGCAGACGCCAAGCTTGCCCAGGCACAGCTTGGCGCGGCGATTGAACCCGTGACAACGGCGTGGACAAACTTGAAGACGCAGCTGCTCAATGCTGTTGCCCCTGCTATCCAAGCGGTGAGCGAGAAACTGCAACAGGCTATCCAGTGGATGCAAGCGCATCCTGCTGTGGTGCAGGCGCTTGTTGCTGCACTGGCTGTCCTGGCGGCTGGAATCACGGCGATCACCATTGCTGTTGCAATCTATACCGGCATTCAAATGCTCGCAAATGCGGCGCTGCTGCCTGTCATTGGTATAGCGCTTGCGATTGTGGCTGTCATTGCTGTTGTCATTGTCGTGGTGGTGGCCCTGTATACCCATTGGGACACCGTGAAACAAAAAGCAATGGAGGTCTGGCAGGCGGTACAAAACGCCTGGAGCCAGATCGCTACAGCCGTTACCAACGCAATTCAGACCGTCGCAAATGCCATCCGCTCAGGCTGGAGTGGTCTCGTTGGCGTTGTGACCGGCATCTGGAACGGTGTCAAGAACGCTGTGATAAATGTTTGGAATGCAATAAAAGCGAGGGCAAGCTCGTTTGTCAGTGGCGTAAAATCAGTTATTTCCAGAGGGTGGTCCGCGCTGACAGGCATCCTGACTGCGCCGTTCAGGGCGTTAATCAATTTCATTGGTGGCGTGCAGAGCAAAATTAGTGGATTGTTTGGGAAGATAAGCAGCATCAAAGACAAAATATCCAGCATCAAACTTCCAAAGTTTGCGTCTGGTGGTTTTACCAGCGGCCCGTCTATCGCTGGTGAGGCTGGCACAGAGGCAGTCATTTCGTTCAACAAGAAATACCGTGCTCAGAACTTGGCTTACTGGGCCAAGGCCGGTGAAATGCTTGGCGTGGACGATACTTTTGCCTTGGGCGGCGGAACCTCTGGCACATACGTTGATCTTGGCGGCGTAAATTTCGCCCCCAACATCGTAGTGCAGGGCAACGCGAAAAAGGACGACATCATTGCAGCTATCCGGGAGTCCTACCCGGAGTTCATGGACATGCTGGACGAGATGATAAGCGAGAGGGAGGAAACAGTCTATGCCTGAGATCATCGGCTACCGGGAGCATAAGACCGTCGAGGGGGATACCTTCGACAGCCTTGCACTCTGGTATTACAACGACGAACAGCTGGCCTCTCGTATCATCTCTGCGAATCTGGATTACTGCGACGTGTTGATCTTCGAGGCAGGCGTCACCTTGCGCATCCCCATCATGGATACCGTGGACACGCCGGAGACCCTGCCACCCTGGAGGCGAAACGCATGATAAAGGTCACCTACAAAGGGGCGGACGTGACGTCTGGAGTCTCCATCAACCGCTGTATCCATGACATGTATGCAGCTGGGCAGGCTGACACCCTGGACATTCGCTTCAACGACGCGGCGAAACTGTGGGACGGCTGGGCACCGGCTGTCGGTGACGAGATCCGTATTGATTATGGGCCTGCATCTACCGGCACGATGTTTGTCCGGTCCTGCGTTGCCGAAAACGGCCTGTATACCATCAAGGCTATGTCCGCGCCCCCGTCTGCTATGGAGGTTACGAACAAGGCATGGTCACAAGTCCGGTTGCTCCAGATTGGGAAAGAGATCGCGGGCCGCCATGGGCTGGCTTTCCAGTCCTACAACGTGACGGACCAGCTTTTCCCGTACCTGTTGCAGGCGAAAAGTGACTTTGCTTTCCTGCACCGTGTAGCCGTTCAGGAGGGCTGCGGGTTCCTGGTGTACGACAAGGCCCTGGTCCTTTATGGCGCGGCTGCCATGGAGGCCGTGGCCCCGGTCGAAAGCCTGGAGTTACCCCTTGACGGTGATTACCGCTACAACGACGCACGGGCCAAGCTGTACGGGTCCTGCATCGTGGAGTCCGGCGACTACTCAGGTAAATTCGACGCTGGGAATGGAGTAAACCGCATCCTGCGCCCTGTCTGTGGCGACATGACCATAGGCTCCAACGCAGAGGCGGAACGCTACGCCAAGAACCTGCTGAGAGATGCCAACAAGGACGGCATGACCGGATACATCCGCACCGCTGGAGTTTCTGCTGGGTATGCTGCTGCATCCACGGCGAAGCTCGCCAACCAGAGGGCACCGTCCTGGGACGGACCTGTATTCCTGTACCACGTCCGGCACGACTACGGCGTGGGAGAGAGTAAGCTATTTTTCCGTAAACCATTGGAGGGGTACTGATGATCGACAAAGGCTATGTTTCGTCCATCCTGGACGGAGGGAAAAAGGTCACGGTTATCCCGGCCACATCCGGCGACGTTGTGACGCAGCCGTTGACCGTCCCTTTTTTCCTGCTGGGGACCATGAAGCCCCGGAAAGAAGTCGTGTTTTGCTCGTTTCCGGACGGCACAGGGCTTGTCCTGGCGGCACTGGACGGCGGTTGGAACCACAACCTAACTGGTAATGTCTCTGTCGCCGGGACGCTCTCTGCGGGCGCTGTGGCGGCTTCTGGCGCTATCTCTGGTGGCGGCGTGTCCGCCGGTGGCGTGGACCTGGGCAGCCATACGCACACGGACTCCCGTGGCGGGGCTACGTCCGGGCCGCAATAAGGGGGGGTACATCATGGGATATACAGCACGATGGGGGCCGAAGGGTTTCATCATATCGGCCTCTAAAGTCGTAGCCCTGGAGGATTTCAAGACGAGCTACGCGCTCAAGAGCGACACCAACTCAGACACCAGCGGGACGCCGCCGACCAACACGCAGGGTTTGGAGCTGCAACCCCTGGAGCTGTCCACAAGGTACCTTCGCGCCCTTGGCACTGATCCCCTGGGGCAGATAGCCGAGTGGAAAGCCCAGATCGGGAAAAGCTATCCGTTCATCCTGGGCGGAAAGCAGTTCGGGCCGAAGTTCACGCTGAAAAGTTTCGACGTGAGCGACACCATGTTCACCCCGGCTGGCGTGATGATCGGCTGCACCATCTCGCTGAAATTCGAGGAATACTCCACGGCATCCACGACGAATGCGTCCGCCAGCAAAAAGACCGCTGCATCGACCAAGGCCAGCAAGAAGACGCAGGCCATATCGTCGAAGCCTACCACGTCGTCAAAGTCGTCGAAGAAGAAGTAAGGGGGGCGAGGATATGAGAGGAAGCGGAAACGGGGACGTTGCACTGTGTGCAGAGAATCTGCTGAGGATTTTCCGTGGCGAAAACCCCTATGAACGCATTAAGGGCATCGACGCCCGCAGCCTGGACAAGCCTGCCCTGGACGCGGAGGCTGAAATTTTGCAGGACGCTGAGTTCTGCATTGAAAACTACGAGCCACGGGCGCAGATAGACAGCCTGGACGTTTATGGGCTGGACCGTGAGCGCGGAGACTTCCGGGTCGTTGCTGCCGTGACTGAAATCTGACAGAAGGGAGTGAAGCGCGTGGCGAATGACTACAACTTCGTAGAAACCGACAGTGCGAAACTGTACACAGCCATTGTGGGCAGCCTCATGGACTACTGCGACGAGCCTCTGTACCCCGGCGACGAGCGCCGGATCTTCGGCGAGGCTCTGGTTGCTGTCCTGGTATCCCTGTACAACGAGTTCAACGACAAAATGAAGCAGCGGACGTTGCAGAACGCCCGTGGCTACGTCCTGGACGCTATTGGGGACATGTTTTACCGGGTGGAACGTGCCGCCCCGGCACAGGCCCATGCGACGTTCCGGTTTGCCGTGGATGCTGCCTTGCAGGAAAATGTTATCATCCCGGCTGGAACCCGCGTGACGACCGACGGCAGCGTGTACTTTGCCACGCAGGAAACCGCCGTGTTACAGGCCGGGGAAACCTACGTTGACCTGCTGGGCGTCTGCACGACCGGCGGCAGCAACTACAACGGATTCACTGCCGGGACCATCGGGACCCTGGTTGACCTGATCCCCTACATTGCATCCGCGAAAAACACCACGATCTCCACCGGCGGCGACGATGGGGAACCCTACACCGAAGAGGGCGATAACAGATTCCGGGAGCGTATCAGCCTGTCCTATGCCAAGCTGTCCACAGCTGGCCCAGAGAGTGCTTACAGGTATTTTGCGCTGTCTGCTGATCCTGACATTATCGACGTGTCCATTGACGTGCCCAGTGCCAACGTCGTGGATATTTACGCCTTGATGAAGGGCAGCGAGCTGCCCGACGAGGAAACCCTGGAGAAGATCGAGGCAGCCGTCTCTCAGGATGACGTGCGGCCTATGACGGACACCGTGACGGCAAAGGTGCCTGATACCGTCGATTACACGGTAAACATCAAGTATTACGTCACCAAGGACAACGAGGCGTCTACTATCCAGCTCATTGAGGCTGACGGCGGGGCAATCGACCAGTACAATGCCTGGCAGCAGTCCGCCCTTGACCGTGACGTAAACCCCGACAAGCTGCGGGAGCTGATCCTCACGTCCCTGGCTGAGTACAAATTGACCGGTGCTTTCCGTATGGATATTACCGGCCCGATCTACACCGCCGTAGGCAAGAATGAGGTTGCGAAGCTGTCCGGGGCTGCGACTGTCTCCCATTCCATCATCGTAGGGTAAGGGGGGCCGGAAAATGAAACTATCAGACCTTGATTTCATCCGGCTGCTGCCTCAGTTCATGCGGGAGGACGGTGCTGTCATCGGCCTTGCGAAGGGGCTTGACAGTATCATTCCGAGCTTGTCTGAGTCCATGAAGATTTTGACCACTTGGGACCATATCGACGAGCTGGCCGAGGGTGAGCTTGACGAGCTGGCCGTAGAGCTGAACGTCCTTTGGTACGACATGGGCGCTACGTTGGACACCAAGCGCGACCTGATCAAAAACTCCATGGATGTTTACCGGCACCTGGGGACCAAGTGGGCTGTGGAGTCCGTTATCCATTCCTATTTTGGCGACGGATACGTTGCTGAGTGGTTCGATTATGACGGAGACCCTGGACACTTCCGGGTATACTCCACCAACCCAAGCCTGACCAACGAAAAGCTGCTTGAGTTTATCAATCTGCTGGAGAAGGTCAAACGTGCGTCGTCCATCCTGGACGGCATTTTTATTTCCCTGACCGGACAAATGAATCTCTATACAGGCGTAGCGATTCACGAGTCCGGCAAGGACGTTTACGCCATCGGTGCAAAGCCGTTGGCCTGAAAGGAGCGTGAAACATGGGAAGTTTTGCGAACAACGTCATCACTGATGCTGGCCGCATCCTTCACGCGGACTGTCTGGCCGGGGCTGTCTTCACGCCGACCAGAATTGTGATCGGTAGCGGTACCCTGCCCAGCGGTACAGCAATCGCAAGCCTGACCGCAGTCATTACGCCCGTGAAGTCCCTGACCATCAACAAGGCACAGCGGACGCCCGACGGCAAGTGCATCTTCGGCGGCGTCTACTCCAACAAGGACGTCACCCAGGATTTCTACTTCCGGGAGCTGGCCTTGTATGCCAAGGGCGTCTACCTGAACGACGACGGGACCGTAAAGAGCGAGACGGCGGAAACCCTGTACTCCTACGGCAACGCTGGCAGCACGGCTGACCTTATGCGGGCGTACTCCACAGAGCACGTTGTCGAGCGCCAAATGGATCTCGTTTGTTGGGTGGGCAACACAGCACAGGTCAATCTTACGATTGCCAGTGACGTGTATGTCACCAGGGAGCAAATCGCGGACCTGGGGGGCGGCCTTGTGGTCATCCCCATTGGCGAAGACATCCCTGTGGCCGAAAGAAAAACCGGATTCTTGTACTTCAAGGAGAAAAGCAGCGTCACTCTCCAGGTGACACAAGAAATCGGCTTGAAATTTGAATGAATGGAGGGGCTGGGATGGCTGATACTAGACCAATTACAAGACTCACGATCAAGGACAAGGAGACCGGAACCGAAACCGAGACTGACGTCAAAACCTGTGCAAGAGGTGTAACGTGCGACGAGGGCAAGACCGCCCAGGACCACATTTCGGATTTCGTGGCACATAAAAAGGACGTCAACCGTCACGTCCTGGTGCAGGTCGGCGGAGACGAACCGGCAACCGGGCCTGCTCTGTGGATCGACGAAAAAAACCTACTGCACTACAAGGATAAGAGCGGGAGCAAGGACGACCTGTACCCCGCAACGAAAGCCGCCCTCGTGGAGGGCCTGAGCGCACTGCTGGCTGGGGTAAAGAAAACGGCACAAACCGACCTGAGTTCACATACCAGCAACAAAAACAACCCCCATGGAGTGACAGCCGAGCAGGCAGGCGCTGACCCGAAAGGCGCGGCAGCTGCTGTGCAGGTGAACCTGGATACCCACACGGGGAACAAGAGCAACCCGCACAACGTCACCTGCGACCAGATTGGGGCTATCAAATCCTCTACGCTTGGCAAGCCCAACGGTCCGGCAAAGCTGGATGCCGATGGGAAACTGATCAAGAATCAACTGCCCCCCGTTGGCGGCAGCCGAATCACCATCACTTTCGAGCCTGCGTTCCAGGGCGCAACCTGGACGCTGACCGGTGGCGGGGAGAATTACAGCGGCGTGGTGGACAGCACCCTGAAAACGGTTGTCCCTGTGATGGGTGTGCAGACACTGTATACCGTGTCCGCCTCTGTGAGTGGCACGAAATACAGCACAGAGGTTATGACGCTGGACTACTTTACCGCTCTGTCTGTGGCCTTAACGCAGTTCCAGGCGACCATCATCGTCACCGTAGACGCTGATTCCACCGTCACTGCCGTATGCGGCACCACCACCCTGACCAAAACCAGCACCGGCACAGCGATTTTCACCGTCGGCAAAGCTGGTACCTGGACCATCACCGCAACCAAGGACGGCAACACCGCCACCGGAACCGTAGAGATCACCGCAAGCAGCCAAAGCAAGAGCCTGACTCTGGACTACGCGGCAGTGTTCGGTGTCTGCTGGGATACCTCCAACAGCTCCACCGCCCTGACCCGCCTGACCAAGACTTCTGACCCTTACGGCTTTGTGACGAAGAATGTAACGGCTGAGCCGGTCTCGGCGGTTGGAGCAGGGACTGGAAGTTCTCCGTTCGACAGCTTTATGCCGTGGTCCGGTATGAAAGAGTGCAACCTCAACTCATCTGGCACGGTGACAGCGTGGAAGGGAGACAGCGGCTTTTCTCTGACGAACAACTATACTATGGTGTTTATTCCAGTGTTTTATGTGGCTCAGAAACGCAGTGGAACAAAACAGTATTTTTACGTTTCCGATAAGCCGAAAACGGGATTTACTAAACATCCCGGTTCTGGAAAATACGTAGGAAAATACCACTGTGGTAATAGTTACTACATGTACAGTCAGAGCGGTCGGTCAGCCACGGTTAATATAACACGTAGTAAAGCGAGAACGGACGTAAAAAACATTGGTTCTAAGTTCCACCTATACGATTTTGCTACTTACTGTGCCATCGTTTGGTTGTATGTAGTGGAGTTTGCGGACTGGAACACACAAAGCAAAATCGGCAGAGGATACGTCGATAGCAATAACTCAGCTGTTAGTTCCGGCGGCACAAACGAAATTACCTACCACACCGGTCGCGTTGCTGGTACCGACGGAAAGGCCTCTGTCAAGTACCGCTGGATCGAGAACCTGTGGGGCAACGTCTATCAGTGGGTGGACGGTTTCAACGCCGACGGTACGACGGCCTACTACTGCACTGACCCTTCCCAATACGCTGACGACACCACGACTGGATACACGCAGATTGGGACACTGCCTGCTTCTGGCTGGATTAAAGACCTGACTGTGACGGATAACGGCCTGCTGATTCCGAAAACTGTTGGCGGCAGTGAGACCACGTTCATCCCAGATTACGCCTGCTCGTCTTCCGGGTGGCGCGTGCTCTTTGTGGGTGGCTACTGGAGCGGCGGCTCGAGCGCGGGCTTGCTGTGCTTCGACGCGAGCCGCGCGTCGTCGGACTCGTCCTCGAGCATCTCTGCGCGTCTCCTGTGTGAGGCGTAGCCGAACACAGTCCCCTCCGGGGGACCGGGGGTCGCAACCCCCGGCGCTTTGCAAAGCGGTTTTTAACAACGAAATAAATTAAGGGACTGTCTGCGCGTCGTGGAGTGTTACCGCGCCCGACGCCTACTCGTCTTCCGGGTGGCGCGTGCTCTATGTGGGTGGCAACTGGAACAACGGCTCGAACGCGGGCTTGCTGTACTTCAACGCGAACAACACGTCGTCGAACTCGAACTCGAACATCTCTGCGCGTCTACTTTTTCCAACAAATTTGAATCGTCTCATTGCGCAGGCTTTCCCTCGTCCCTTGACGGAAATCATACCCAGAGGACGGGGCCTAGTAGGTAAACTCTCGAACGGCCCCGCAGGTAAAAAGGAAGTGCTAGTATTCCTAAGAGAGTTGGATTCCTCTATAACAAAATGCTGAACATGGCATTTATCAAAGAAACGATACTTCTTGCCAGCAAGAGAAAGAAAAATCGCCGCAGTGTGCGGCGGGTGCTGGCAAACATCGACGAATACGCCGAAAAGCTGCTCGTTATGCTGGATACGGATACATTTGTTCCGACGAAGCCGAAAATCAA